GGTACGGAAACCCTTGCTGGTGCCAGAAAGCCACCAGATCATCCAACAGATGCTCCTGCCCCTCTTCTCCCAGATGCCCCCATTCTTTGGAGCGTGTTGTCAGGTCTAGGGGCATCTTCACAGGTTCCAATGTCAAGCGGGGGCGTACAGGAACAGTGCCCACGGGACGCTGTTTGGCAGGGTACTTGTGGGCCATCTCGGGGATCAGGTAAGAGCGGACAAGGGAAAAGAACAGATCCGTACTCCCAGCTCGCACCCCGAGGATTTTACAGGTCTCTGTGGACTGTGGGCGGATGTAGGCATCCAACCCAAACCGCTTCCCTACCCGCCGTGCCACATCATCGGCAGCGGCTACCGTGATGTCCCCCAGTGCAATTGAAGGCAACCCTGAATCCAAGTGGCCATCATCAAAGTACCAGTAGGCCAAGGACCGGGCACTCAGGTGTGTCAGGATGCTCTCTGGGAAGACCTTGACTCCCTGTGGATAAAACAGCTTGCGAAGGTACTGGAGCCATTTGTGTGGTGCTGTCCGCAGAAGGAACGTGTACGCCACAGTGCCGCTGTCCATGATCTTCTCCCCAAACTGAACAGGCCTGCTCAAAGGAGCCCACAGGTCATACAGATGGTGGACGTACCCCACCTGGGAATGGGAGTGCCCCACCTGAAAAGAGCCCCGTGCTGTGACATGTCCATCCCCGAGCAGAACACCTATCAATGTCTCCTGCTGCCCCTCTGACAAAGGCCCCTCCTGTGTAGCCCTCTGTGTTTTGGTCAAGGTGTGGATACCCCACCTCTGCCGCAACCTCACGATCACAGGCTTGCTCACCCCATACATCTTCCCGATCTGGGCATCCCCCATTCTGGAATAGATGTCTGCAAGGACCACAGGTGTCAGATCCTCAATTGTGGGCAAACCCTGTGCTTCCCGTACTTGGTCCCTTCGTTGTCTGGGATTCAGTGTTTGGATCCCCCACTGCTTTCTGTACCGGGAGACCAGGGCATCTGAGACACCATAGAGGGCAGCGATCTCGGCATCATTCTGCTCCAAATACAGCTTTCGCAAGACCTCTGGTGTGACCACCCTGCGGAAAGCCCCATATACTTTAGGTGTGTTTGTTTTGTCAGATGCCATAACCTTTAGCCTTGTCGGTGTTTAGGGGTAACCTACTATACCTACAAGCCAACAGGTTTTCAACAGGGTTCAGGACACAAGGCAAAGAAAATAAAGCAAGAGCAAAGGAAGAGAGGGCACGACAGCAACCCCCGAATGCACAGAACCCCCGACCCGAAGGCCGAGGGCTCGTTGAGAACCGAGGTTCTACTATGACTAACGGGTGATCGTCAGACGGGTCAGACCACGGGGGTTGAACGCGCCGATACCGAGGTTCTCGAAGCAGGAGAAGCCGATGGTGCGAGCCTTCGGGTCGTCTGCGCTGAGAACTGTCAGCTCAATGCGAACGGGGATGCGGCCGAACATTTCCGGTTCGCAACACACATAGACCGTTCCGACAGGCACGAGGCGGCTGACGATGATCTGTGCTCCCCAGAGGGTTGCCATCAGGCCGGTCTTCAACAAATCGCGCTGGGATTCGATGTCCAGGATGTCGCGACCGAACTTGCGGAGGTCCGCGTAGTCCCGAGCGTTCATGAACACGCGAGCGACATGAAGGTCATGACGCTCGATCAGTGCGAAGGCATCAGCCAGGACAGCACCAGAGATCGGAGCGACCACGGGGATGTCAGGGTTGGTGCCGCCAGCCACGGAGTCGAAGCCGTTGGTGGCGATGCTGTCGAGCACTGCGAAGACACGCTCGTCTTCTGCTGCCTGGATCTGGGCACGGGCCAAGTCCTGGGCGCGCTCGATGAGGTCGAACCGACGTTCCTTGATCTGCGTGAGCGGGATCTCGGGGTTGGATGCGATCTCGAAGAGGGGGAAGATGACACGGCGAGGCTTGGTGACTGCGAGGATGTTCTCGCCTTCTTCACCAACGACGTATGCCGTCACATCGGGGTCCTTGTCGTAGATGGGCAGTGCGCCGTCAGGGAGCTGTTCCACGAGGAAGGTCTTACGACCGACTGCGGTGTAGTCCCGGCGGAGGCGCAGAGGCTGGGTCATCGAGGCTGCGAGCTTAGCGCGACCCTGGGGGGTCTTGATGAACTCGGAGATGATCTGCTGCTTTGCAGCGTTGGATACGTTGCTCATGATCTTCTCCTAGATCCGCTGGTCGTAGACGATTTCGCCCTGCGTTGCATCAGCAGGCATCTTGAGGATGCCGATGATGGTGGACGCAGCCCAACCGTGTTCGATTTCAGCCATGATGCCAGCGTCATCCAGGGTCTGACCGTTCACCACGTCCCAAGTGGGACAGAGGAAGCCATTCCTGGAAGCCGCGAGCGCGAGGCCCGTGGTGTAGGTGATGGGGTCACCTGCAGCGCCAGCACCTGCGACCGGGTTGGCCAGGAACTGCGTCTCGAAGAGAGCATTTCCGTAGGTGCCCTGCGCCGAAACGTAGGGGCCCTTGCCAGAAGCGGAGGCGGGGAGGTTCTCGTATGCGTTGCCAGCAGCCGAGTTGATGAAGCAGCCCAGGGGACGCACGAGGCGCTCCTGTGCGGCGACAGCGAGGGTCTCGGCGTTACCGCCGACGTAGTTGGCACCCTGGTCTGGGCGCGTGAACGCGATGGAACCACTCATCACGCCCAGGACACTAGTGTCAACCTGGGTAGAGATAGTGGTGGTCACCACGACGGTGGGCGGATTGGTCTGGGTGAAACTGTCGTCCGTCAGGATTCCCACGGTGTTACGAACACCAAGGTGGAGAATCCGCAGCGCGGAGGAAGATTCAGTCCATGCACCACTCGCCTGTCCAAGCAGAGGCATGTTGTCTCCTTCATGCGACCGCTCCCTGTTTACAGGGACGGTGGGGGGGGGCGCGGAAACTGTTGGGTGAGACAACCTCATCCAAACTTGTTCCGTCACTAAGTCCCCGCGTTATTGAAGGGATATTGAGAAGAACTTCGGCCCGGTAGGAAGAAAAGTCCTACCGGGCCGATATTTGTTCCTGTAGAGGGGGGAACAAACCCCCACTACTGGAAAGTCACTGTGCTACTCGAAGAACTTGGTCACGTCGGGAGCGGTCTCCCAGAGCTTGCCGAGTTCGTTCATCTCGTTGGAGGCGCTCTTGGTCATGGTCTGGTTGCCCAGAGTCTTGGGGCCAGTGCCTGCCTTCTTGGGCTGGGGACGCTCGGCAGCTTCCTTGTCGTCCTTGTCGTCCTTGGCCTCTTCGCCAGCGACCTTGTCGTCTGCCTGGTGGAACAGATTGGCCAGTGCCATCTCGTCCTCGGGGAGGATGTCGTTGGTGCCGCCCAGACCCATGGGGTCATCCATCATTTCCAGGCTGATGTCAGTCTCGGCGTCCATCATGGGATCGTCTTCGATGATCATCTCATCATCCACGATGTCCATCATGGCTTCGGGGGCGACCTCTGCCACCTCTTCGACCATTTCCTCTTCCATGGCGTTCTCGTTGCAGCCTTCGCAGCCGGAGTCCAGCTCCGCCAACATCTGGGCCAAGAGGACTTCCTCTTCGTCCTCTTCCACGACTTCGGCAGCCTTGTCCCCATCCTCATCCTCATCGTCATCGGCGTCTTCGCCAGCGACCACGGGGTTGCGGAGGGTGTCGAGCTGACCCTGGAGGTCGCGGAGAGCGGTCAGGACTTCGGCCATGCGGTCAGTCGAGGCGTCCTTGTCGGACTCATCGGCTGCTTCCACATCGGTGGCTTCCTTGCCCTCTTCCTCTTCCTCATCCTCATCACCAGCCAGCATCTTGCGGAGCAGGACTTCCTCGTCCTCATGGGCAGCTTCCATCCGGCGGAGGGTAGCGTCCAGGGAGACATCGGGGAGATCCATCAGCTCAAGGGCCTGGTCTTCGATGGTGGGGACATCCAAGCCAACGAGAAGGGTCTGCGCGATGCGGATGCACTTGGCAGCCTTCTTCTCAGCGGCGACACGAATGTCAGCAGCCTGCTTGGCAGCGGGGTGGCCCGTATCGGTGGGAACCGCGGGGGCCTCGCTGTTGGGGTAGGGACCAGTCGTCGGGTCTTCGGCCCATGAGGAGGTGTCACCATTCTCGTAGTGATGCTCATCGGGGTCGGGCTTGGCGGCGGGGTGGTCAGGGTCCATGGGGACGGCGGGGGGGGCGGATGCCCTCTTGTCGGCTTCTTCGACCGGGAGGGAGGCGCGCTTTTCCTCACCGTCCCACGTCATGCGGTTACGCGTGCTCATCACACACTCCTGCTTTTTGGGGGTAGGCAAACGGAGGAAACTGCCTCCGCGTGGGATAGGATTTTACCGAGGCGGATGAACGCCTTGGCATCCTGGAGACTGATAGGACGCCTCACCGTGCTCTTACACGCGGTCAGGAATTTCCCCACAGTAGGGTAGTTATCGGCAGAACCGACCGAAAGGGCTGCCTGGTAGACATCCACAGGGACGTTAATCCCAAAGTTGCCGTCCAGTACTGCCACACTGTTCACAAGGTCTGCATCGGAAGTAGCAGTCTTCGTCAACGTAGCTGTGGCTGCCCAATATGCCTGCCTGTAGGCTTGCTTGGCTGCCGCAACACGGACACGCTGCAAAGAGCGTGCTGCTTTCTTACGAGCTTCCTTGATGAGAGTATCGTTAGGAGCAAAGGTGGGAGCCACTACAGGGGCATCCTTATCCTTGTCCCGCTCCAAGTCCTCACGGACACGGGTCTTGACCCTGTCCACTACCTCATGGAGGACATCATCCTCTAGTTGGTGCAGAGGGCTCTCTTCCTTGGGCTTCTCAGCCTCTTCACCGCCGCCTTCGTCACCGCCGCCTTCGTCACCGCCCGGCTCATCGAAGTTGAAAGCATCCACGGGGGTGCCTGCCTGACGATGGGGGTCAAGGACCAGGGTGTGTTGAACAGCAGGATTTGCGACCTTGCCGACAACCCGCTCACTCGTGGTCTCGGAGGCAGCCTTGGCGATACCACAGCTGTCAGTCCAGTCACAGGGAGGGGTGTTCAGGATTTCCTGGATTCGGGAAGCCTGCTTGTCTGTCAGATCGCCGGGGTGGATGATGTTCCGCAAGACCGCGCCAGTGAAAGCGGGTGCTGCAACCCAGGAAGCCTCGATGAAGGTCACTCCACCATGGGGCTCGATAGAGGGGTGTCCGCACAGCTCCGCGACACGGTGCTGATGCCCCTTGTCGTCATAGAAGATGTTGCCCTTCTCGTAGCGGACATGATGGCAAAGCTCGGTCTCGTCCACGGCGACGTTGCCGCACTTGGTGCAGATGGTCTCATCTACACTGCAACCCATGGAGAGTGTGCCGAGTTTGCCTGCTTCGATATCCTTGACCAGCTCGGTATGCTTCCGATCCGTGGCCACCAGGATATCGACATAGATGGAGTCGCCAATGTCACGGGCTACGGCATCGATGATGCGGCCCTTGGACATGGCTTCGACCTGAACATGTTCCTGATAGTTCTGTGCCCCGATGAACGTGGAGTAGCTGTCCAGCAGCACGTCCCGCCCGAAGCAGTCCAGGTTGTTGTTGATGTACTTGTCCGTGTCGGAGCTGACACGGTAGTCAACGTACTTGCGGTTGACCTTGTGACCATCCTCTGTGAGAGAACCCAACTTCACGTTGGGGACAGACTCGACATTCACGGAGGCGACGATGGTGCAATGGGTCAGCAGGTACTTGGACGGGTCAAAATCTGTGCCGAGAATCTCGCTGGCTTGTGCCGACAGATTCTTGGAGGGTGCTCCCTCTACCTTGGAAGCTGTACGAACCCTCCCCCAGCCCTTGGGGCTGATGGATGGCTGTACTACCAAGGCGGAGGCTGTGCGAAGGAACGCCATCAGACAACCTCTACCTGGTATGTGGGGTCATTCAGGACATCCGACCGCTTGATCAAGAACATGCAGGAGGGACATCCCAAGAGCCGATCACTACAACCATTGCGCCGCTTGTAGATCGCACGTCTCATTGGGATTTCTTCCCCCCGTGCCTTGCACTTGGGGCAGCAGTAGAGTCCTGAATCGACCTCATCACCAGAAGCCCTGTACTGCCTGTCCTTCCCTGCCCAGTAGAGAGCCCTCTTCACAAAAGCCCGAGCAACGCGCTCTTGGGACTGTGGGGAAGCGGTCTTCTTGACGGGAGGGGGGATAGGAGCGACAGAGCCACCAGGAACAGAAACGGTGGGGAGTCCCCCTGGAACAGTCTCGCCCTGGGGAGAGGCTACCCAGCTACCAGGAGCCCGGTACATCTCTTCTACAGGGATACGACGGCTCCCGTTGGGGAACTCCACATCAGCCATGCCAATGGCAGGCCAGAGGGCCACAATGCGCCCATGCGTACCGTTGACGGTCTCCACCTCTTCACCCACAGCAAATTCAGCTGCACGCTCCTGGTAGTTCACGGCGGTACGGGAATGGGTCAAGGTGATCCCCTATGCGAAAAGGTTGTAGCCGTGGAAGGTCTCGGTAGAGGCTTCCGTCTCGGAGGCTTCCGTCTCGGAGGCTTCCTTCTCGACATCCTCATCGGAGTCCTCTTCCTCATCTTCGTCATCGTCGTCGCCAGCGGCCTTGCCAGTCATGCCTTCTTCTTCCAGCATGGCGGCAAGTACAGCTTCTTCGGCGGCGAACTTGTCGACCTGGGTTCCGACACCGGGGCCTTCTTCCTTGTCGCAAAGCTGCTGGAAGTTAACCTGGGTGAAGTGGCCTTCGACGCCTTCCTCTGCGGGAGGTGCCTCAAGGGGACCGCTTTTCTTGTCAGCGATCTCATTGGGGTCAAAGCCGCCAGTAGGCTCGACCGAAAGTCCGGTCTCGTCCTCGGCGTTCTTCCCGTGGTAGTAGTGCTCGGGCTTGTTCTGGTCGTCGGATGCGGGATCATCATCGATCTGGGTCTGAGGCTTCTCGGCCTCAGTTGCTTCCTTTCCCTCTTCCTCTTCGCTTGCGGACTTCTCCATGGCGAGGACATGCCTCTCCACATGGTCGGAGATGAGGTCACAGCGATATGCGAAATCAGCAGCGATCTTCTGGGGGATGCCCATCAGCTCGTGGTGATCCTGGAACAGAGAAGCGATCTTGTCGAGATCCAGCGTGACGTTGCGGGCACCTCGGCGTGTAATCCTGGCCATGGGGCGACTCCTGTTGCTGGGGTTGTAGTGAGACTGTCTGTAGCGGCGCAAGACAGATCACTTGGGAGTCTGCCTGTCGCTCATAAGGGGAGGGTATAGACAGACTATTTGCCTAAAAACCCCTGAAATTCCCGTATGTCGAAACTTGGACAGCCCAGGGGAAACTCAGTGGGGGTTGTGGGAAACTCCCTACCATACCGTCCAGGCGCTGAATTTGTACTGTCGTTCCAGCACAGAAAGCACGCTTGCCCCTATGTCCTTGTAATTGTGGGACTGATTCTTTTTGTCCTGTTTCATGTCGGGATCGTCTTCCTGATCCACTTCCATACGCTGCCTGCGGAGATCCTTGCGGGGAGGTTTGACTTTGGGCTCCTTGCGACTGAGCCGCTCCACCTCTGCATCCTCACGCTCTGCGGGGGTCTTGGTTGCCACCCTCCGCACAAAGTCCCACCCATCTTCCAGGTGATGCTCTCTGCCAGTGGCATCTGCCACGATCCACACGTTGGAGTCCGTGTCTACCACCTCACCCGTAAGCGTCCTCCCTGTGAGGTCTTCCCACTCCACATCGGAGGCCATGAGCGCACGACCCCTCACTATGGGGTGTCCGTACATCCGCTTCTTAACCTTCCCAAGACCACCCAGGGTTCGGGTGTACCAACCATCCTGCCCCCACTCGATGTCCTTGCCTACCAGTACCCCACGCACAGCACTCTCATCTTCCAGAGGGCGCAGGCCCATCTTGGACATCAGCTTATCGGGCTTGCCGGATGCCTCTGCATACCACCCTGGACGCACCATCAACTCTTGGTGCTTCCGCACAAATGCCCTCACAGCAGCCCTGGTGCCGTCTGTTCCTCCCAGGGCGATCTTGTAGCCAAAAGGAGTCTTCTTGTAGGCGATGAAGGCATCGATCTCCTGGTCACCATCGACATCCATCAACCACAGGAGCTTGTACTTGGACAGGAGCTGCCCCAAGCTCCCAATGTGTTCTCCGATAGTCGCATAGGTCATGTGGTAAACGGTCCAGACCTGTTCCTTCTGAGCCCTGTCCAGCTCCGTAGACACCGCATCCACCCACTTGCTTGGGGGAAGTGCCACACGAGCCTTCTTGTGCAGCTTGTCCATCACAGTGCCGTCCTTGATGTAGCTGTCCTCCAACCCAGGCACGAGGTACTGACCCTTCAGGGTAGTGGGCTCATGGCCCACAGCCTCTGCAGCTCCCTCCAGAGCCTTCTTGAACTCCGCCTTGAGCTTCTCATCCCGCTTTTTCTTGTCAGCTGGGAGCTTGCCGCCCTTGGAACGAACGCTCTTGAGCCGGGTCTGCATCTCCCTGTTGGCATGCAGCCCTCGGATGTCCTTCGCGGTGATGTTGAACTGCTTGAGGTACTCGTTCACCCCGCTAGCACCCACGGAAACATCGTCCAGTGAGAACACATTATCCGTACCGGACTTCCCCTTCATGGCTTCACGCAGCACAGAGATCAAAGCCTTGTCGGAGGTGACCTTCTTCTGCTTGACCCCGCTCTTGCCTACATAGCTGAAGGTGGCCTTCCCCTTGCCCAGGGTTACATGCTGGGCCTGCCACACGGTGACACCGAAGTGTCCTTCCTTGGCGGAGCCTGCATTGCCTACACGCTCGTAGGTGTCGTTCATGAGCCCCACAGCCAAAGCACTGAGCCTTGTGCTTGGGTCCTTGGACTTGAGGTCTTTCTTCACCTGGCCACGGAGCTTGTCGAGGTTCCCCCGTAGTTTCTCTACGCGCTCGGCCTTCTCCCGGTTCCGGTGCTGAACCTGCCCGTCGCTGTACTCGTAGACGGTCATGGTCCCCTTGCCATCAGCCTTGGGGACTTCCTTCTTCTTCTGGTACTTGGCTGCTGCACTGAGGAACCGATCCGCCAACCGTGTGGCCACTCTGGATGCCTGCATCCTGGGGTGGGTCTTTCCTTCGATAGCCATCAGAATAGCCTCCTTCCGCCAACCCCGGAGAGAACCACCCACCACAAGGGCGTATGCCTCGCAGAAGTGCTCCTCCATGCTCTCCGAAGCTACAGCATTGATCCGATACCCCTTGGTATCCCATGCAACCGAGTCAAAAATACGCCACTGGCTCCGCAAACCACTGTTGTGATCCCACAGCTGATGCCCGATCTCGTGCAAGGCGGTCTCCACAGCGGCAGGGCTGTTCTTGAATAGGATCCGGATCGTCCCGTCGTCATAGTCGCCCGCCAGATCCTCACCCCAACCTCGGGAGTGTACAAGCACCACATTTGCTGCTCGGATTTGCATTTCTGGGAGGAGCTTCTTGTGCTGCTGGAGGGCAGCAGCCATCTGCCGGGTGAACAGGCGTTGGAACTTGTCATACCCAGGAGAAATACTGATGTGCAAAGGTCCGATTCTGAATGTGTCCATCTCTTTAGGCATGAGGTCTGTAATCAGATCATATGCTGCCACCCTGCCCTCCGAGAGCCCAAAGTCCGCAGGCCCGCACACAAGAGGCTTGGGAGGTACTTGAACACTGTGGACAGTGACCTTGATGTCCTGACCCAAAGCTTCGGCTGCATGTTCCAATGCCCTCTTATAAGCGGTCTGGTTCTCGTTCTCCCACACACCCACAGCCGTGATGTTGTTGCTCACCAGCAACGTGCGGATAATCGCCACCTTGAAGCGCACAGCGTCCATGCCTGGGTTGAAATAGAAGGCTTGGGGGGCAATGCCCTTGCTCTTGAGCAGATCTCGCACCCGCTGCTTGTGTACACCCACACGCCCGGTAACCACCGCCATGAGGACGTTTCGGTCAGCGGCATCCCTCTTGGCTGCTGCGACGCTCTTGGCGACCCAGTAATCAGAGCCGGGGGATTCAGGAATATAGGGCTCCCCCAGGGACTCGGGACGCACGAAGAACGAGTAGGGGCCTGTGTCGAGAGAAGTCCCCTTCCACCAGGAAGGCTCCGTCTCCCAGCTGCGGAACAGAGTCCCGTCGAAGTCATACAACGCAATGCGGTTGTAGGTCCTGGCCTGCTTGAAACGGGATGCCACCCGCATCCCCATAGCCTGCAGTTCCTCGCACACCTCTTCGACCTCACCAGGATTCCCACGAGGGAGATTGGCTCCGCCCTCTCCATAGTCAGGCATCATACGCAACAAACCAGAGGGCTGCCGCAGAGGACGCCCGTCCCCGTCATGCGTGGAGATACCCCTCACAGGGTGAAGAGAAGAATCTCCCATGAACCTGTGTGCTACCTTGGAGGGGGAAGGCAACCGAGGACGCCGAAGCACTGCAATCACATTGCCGCTGGAGGGGAAATCCCGTGCCAGAGACTTCCACACACGGAAAGCTGCGGCAGATGTCCCCGATGTACCCAACCCACAGACCATAGGCATGAACAGGAAGGGCCCAACCTTATCGAACCACTCCGCCATCATCGCCAGGTACATCGCCCTGCCAATGCCCAACCCCTGCTTGCTTTCATCGGTGAGGAATGCCTTGTAGACTTGGAGACCCCTCGTGTTGGTGCGCTCTTCCCCGCCATTTGGTGTCCACCTACCACGGCTGGTGTCCTCAACCTGTGGGTACTTCTTCAGGAGCTTCCAAACGTCATCTCCGCAGTAATCCCGTTCGGGGTATTTGGTGACAAAAGCATTCATCCCACCAATTTTCCCACGGCCATAATAGACCGTCACAGCGACGCCCTTGCCACTGCTCTTCACCCGGTACTTGACCTTGACCTTGCCGTGTTCCATCAGCGGGGTGTTGGGGCCAAGCCGCTCTGCCCCGAACTTCACATGGGGAAGCATGATCTTCATCCAACCCAACACCTTGTCAGGCAGCCGGTTCTTGCCGTAGGCCACCAGGTGCCCGACAGCCTCACAGAAAGCCTCTGAGGCACTCGTTCCCGCATACGCTGAGATTGGAGAGGCAGGCACTATAACAATGGGACTGTTCTCCGGATCTGCCAAATACTCCTCAATGGATTTCAGCCCGAACAAGTCCAAACCCTTGTAGCCATGATGGTTCAGGAGGGTGCCCAACTGCAGATAGAGGATGGGGTCCTTCTGAGCCAGCTTGTCACTGATGGTGGTGCTAGCCCCCACAGACTTCATGACCTTGACTGCATGCCGCAAATCCAGCTTCTTGTAGTCCCCACGGAGGGCACTTTCCCAGAAGTGCTGCTTCTCCCGACCCAGGATGTCGTAGAGGTGGTGGCCCATCTCATGAGCCAATGTCCGCACCATGTTGTCAGTGTTGGAAGTCAACCCCCAAGGAGTGATCTCGATGTGGTCGCCGTTGTAGGTGGCGGCGGCGCTTCCATGGTCTTTGGCCCAGGACCAGTTCACCACGAATGGGAGTTGTTTCTTCAGAAGAAGAGGCAGGTGCTTACGTGCCTTCTGCTTGTACTTGGCCAGGGCTGCCTTCAGTGCCTCCAAATACTCCTGGTTCGAGCCAGCATCATCGAACCCCCGGAAAAGCAGGGAGAAACCTTCCAGGCTCACCCTCTCATCCTGGGTCGTGGTCAATGCAATGGCCTCCCCACCCCCACCGGACTCTGCAGCCCAGTTGCCCAGATCAGTGAGATACTTCCACGTTGCACGAGCCTTGCTCCGAGCCCGTGCAGCCCACTTGCGAGTGATTTCCGCCCAACGCTCCAGAGAATCCGCCTCTGCCTGCTTCCGTGTCCAGAGCGGGGAACTCCAGAGATACCGCTCAACCTCCCTCTTGGCATCCCTCTCTGGATAGCGCGTCTCATAAAAATCTACAAGCCGGGCCTCCACCACCTCGGGGTCTTCGAAAGGCCCTCCTGAAGTACCAGCGCGCAGGTCTGGCACCGCGGGAACATTACCCAGCTCATAGTGCATTTCCCAGAAAGGCTTCATGTGTTCCAGATACCAATGTGCCCACTGTTCATTGGCCTTGGTGTTCTTCCCATAACCGCTCTTGGCTGCACGCTCTCTACCCTTCAGGTCCTCCCGAATCTGCCCCCCATAAAGCTCGAACATCTCCCGCCACCGAACCACAGCCTTGCGGTACTTCTCCGCTGTGGGGGTGTCGAAAGTCTTGGCCCTGTCCGCGTTCCGAAGGAGCATCAGGAACTCCTTGCGGAGCTTCTGGATGTACTTCTCGTCCAGGGGATCCTGGCGCGCTTCCAGCCAACGGGCAGCTACTTTATCGACAGTGGGCATAGGGTTCCTCTACCAGCGGTGACTAAATAGAGGGATTACCGCGACAGCACATCCCCCAGGCAACCTCCAGCCCGGCTGTACGGAGCTGGGATTCCTTGTAGACCACCATGTCGTCTTCCGCGATGCGCTCTGGGGTGCGCCGGAGCATCGAGGCACCCTGGGACAAAGGCACCACCTTGGCACCCCTGAGGGGTACGTCCCGCTTCCAGATGATCTCTTCCACATACCCCCGCTCGGGGACCACGGATGTCTGGAACACGATCCCCACAAGGTCAGCCTTGGAACCCAGGTGCTTCATCTGCACCCCAGGTGACCACCACCCCCACTTGAGGGAGACTGCGTTGACGGCATCCGTCCCGAACTTCTTGTAGGGAGGGTTCATCAGGAGCTTGCCTGCTGCCAGGATCTGATCCGCCCTCTCCTGTGTGGTGAAGTGGATGAAGAGGTCTTTCCGCACATCACCCAGCCACACAACACCATCCATCATGGCGGACTGCCCGGTAGGGGTCAGAGTGGGCATCATCTCTCCGAGGGGTAGGCAGCACCCTTGCGAGAGGTCATCACCACCGCGTCCCTGATGTCGTGAGCATCCTCCTCCTCTGGATACCCCAGGCAGAAGGTCAGGAAGGATCTGCGTGTCTTGTACACGGAGCCGTCCTGAAAATGCACCCCGCGTCGCCGCACATACCTGCGTGCTGCCTTGGCTGAGGCAATGGCTTCCTCATCGGACACCACCCCGTGTCCCTGTTCCGTGGCGTACTTGATGGCAGCCATGTACAGCTCGGTGCCATACCCCTGTCCCCGCACAAGGGCTCCGGAATGACCCACGAACCAGTAGCCGGGGGGATCCATAGCGGTGAGGATGAGGTCGGCCAACACCTTATCGGTGTTCCTGTCCCTCAGGTAGAATATCACCTCATCAGAGCCATGGTCTTCCATCTGCACCATGGGCTCCACGTGGGCCTGTTTCAGGACTGGTTCGAGATCAAGGCTGTCCCCGTCCTTGTACCGGAGCACCTGAAGCTTGAGCTTCGGCTTCCGACCCTTGGGCATCTTGTTCACGTACCCCTTCCACTGCACCTTCCCTGGGATCAGGTAGAGGTACAATGTCAGGTTGTCCAGGTCGAGCAGCATCTGGGACGTGGTACGCATGTTGGCGGTGTTCCGCACCATGTTGTTGGGGTCCTTCTTCCGACCCCGAGCCTCCATCAAGGTAGGAGCCAAATCCTCGATCTTCTTGACCCCAGAGAGCGCAGCTTCTGCATCATCAGACCGCTTGTGAGAGGACTCCGCGTCCTTCCCGTCTGTGTACCCGGCGTCCTCATGGGAGACACCATGGTTCGTTCGGACAACAACATCTGCCCCCGTGAGCACCGTGGTCTTGCAATCGTGCTTGATGGTGTGCTCCACAACGATGGTGGTCTCCCCATCACTGAGGAAGGTGTGGCCCATGAGCCCACCCTCGTAGTTGCAGATGGAGTCCACCGCATCATCCAGGGTCTTCTTGGTCAGAGCCTCACGGATACGAGTGCCGTCCTTGAGCTTCTTCCCCTCCGAGGTGGTCAGGTCAACCTCGTTCTCATCCCGGATCACCAGGAGGGAGGTGTTCACGATCCCGATCCCGTGTTCATTCAGCCCCTCTACCCAGCCCGTCTTCTTGTCGTGGACATAGAGCAGCTCCACCCCGGCCTTGACCTTGTGGATCACGTCCAGGTCAGGACGGTAGTTCCGATCCCGCACCTTCAGTAGACAACGGCTCCCCTCCCAGTCACCAACTGCGATGATGCACGCGTGCTTGGAGATGAACCGGGAGGCAACGCGACGATAATCAATCCGATCACGAGGTTTGCCGCCATGCTCGAACTCCGTGTTCTTCACGGGAATACGCTTGAGCTTCCGCATCTTCTTCCAAACCCCCTTGGCATCTGCTGTCTGGAGAGTGTCCCCATAGAGAGGAAAACCCTTCTTCGCCAACCACCGTGCTGCGTATGTGTAAAGGGCAAGCCCTACCTTGTGTCGTCTCCAAGCTGGTTCCACATGCACATATGTGACCAGGGGCCGATCTACCCAGAACTCCCGTGACTTGACATATGCTGGAGAGAGCTGTGGGTGCTGTTTGAGATACCGCTTGATGTCCCTCTTCATGCCCCGCACGTCAGGCTTCTCACGGGGCTCGCCGTAGTAGCGGGGATGCTGGAACAGTAGTGTCCAGAGGGTCTCCAGATCATTCAAGTCCTGGCCTTCTGCGTCGTACCAGGACCCTACAAAATCACGCCTGTAGTGCCACACCGTAGGGTAGCGGCGCTCCCACACCTGCTCGGGGATGTAGGACCACTTGAGGTAGCCCACTTCCTGCCCCTCTATGAAAGCCACCACCCGCTGGTTCTTGTGCCCCTTCTTCACCCCCATCTGATCATGGGGGTCATCAACAAGTACCTTGAACGTGATGTCCCACCCCTCCTTGGTCCTGCACACGGGCCTGGTGGCCTCCAGGAACCGTCCTGCAACGCGGGTGGGAGCAGAGGGCATCAGTACTTAACGTCCGCCCCTAGGCGGACCTCATTGGCTGTGGAGGGTGTTGCACTCACAATGCCGACCACGACAGGAGTGGCAATACCCGCCGCTGCCAAGGCGGCATCAGAGTCATTGCAGAGCAACCCGTTCTCGGACACCTTCAACGTGTCCTGCAGCGCATAGGTGATTGGCCCACCTGACCTGGTGCCAGCAGCGAGAGCGATGGTCTCGTATCTGCGGAAATAGGCACGGGTGCCACCACTGATCAGGGTGACCACACTGGTTGCCTGACAGCTCCGTGGCTGGCCAGCCAGCCAGTTGCCGGGGGAGCCTTCCAGGATGTGGGTCGCGGGGTACTGCTCACTCTGGAACAGGAGGAACCCACAGGTCATTGTGCCATCGCTGGTCTCCACCACGAAATCACCCAGGGCGGAGGTGACATACATGACCCAGATGCCTCCACGCCAACCATTGGCGATCATGGTGGGGCCTGCCGAAACGGGGAACCTGTCCCCTGGGAACATCAGCTCTACGTCATTGCTCAAGGAGCCTGTAATGGAAGCCATCTACCCCTCCTCCGCCAAGTTCTTGGACTTAGGAATATCGGCAAACCCCTGGGACACGGGCTCTACGGTGGGGGTGTCGGTCTCGATCAGGTACTGCGCCAGGGTAGAGAACTCTTTCCCACCAGGCTCCTGTACCGATTCCGATGGGGTGAGAGGGGCGTCATCCACCCGCTCTTCTTCAGTCTCTGTGATGAGCCCATCATCCAGGGACTGCTGAGCCACAGCCGGCTCGTTGGTGATGGCATTGGACAGGGCAAAGTCCCTCACCGATGACCGCATGGGGTTGTCGAAGAAATCCTTGGAGCCCTCATCGCGAGCCTGGGCTACGCGCACAGCAGAGGGTCGGGACCAGTCTTGGTTGGCCATCTTGGGGGACGCGGGTGCATGCCAAATGCGGTAGAGCTGGACGATCTTGTTCTGCTTCCTGCCCTTGGGGACAGGCTCAATCTCCACCACGGGGTGACCCTTCTCATCCAGGTAGGCAGCAATGACTTTGCCCTTCTTGTTCTTGTACTTCCCAAAGAGGACATGGTCCCCGATGCTGAAATACGATGCCACGTGACGGGAGGCCACACGGAAGGCTGAGGGGGCTCGGTAGCCTTTCTTCTCAACGGCCTTCAGGAATTCACCCACAGCTCTCACCCATTTTGCCTTGTTCCATGTGTGCAACCTGCGGAAGAAGGTGCTCTCCCCCACCTTGGGGCTCATGGTACGTTCCCATTTTTGCAACCCTGTCCAAGTGCGGAAAGCCACCTGCTGATCCTCAGGAGAGACCTTGCGGATAGCCCGCATGAAATTGGGAACCTCGTCCGCGAGGTCCGTGTAGAACTCCACATCTCGAAGCTCATGTTCGTCTTGGCGGCGCACATACTTGGGATCTGCCGGGAACCCATACACATCCCGAGAGGTGTCCCGCACGGAAGCACCTGGGATACCACCAATCTCCCCCAAACCCCGCAGCTCTTTCAGCAGGAATTGACCTACATGCTGTAGCTCATGACGGGCTACTTCCTGGATGCTTTCCAGACCCACCCGGAACTCGGCTACCGTCAAGGGGATGGGGTGGAGCACGTCCACCTGCAACTCTTTCTGGCCGGGCCTCCAAATACCACCACGAGTGCTGTGCCCCTTGAAGTCCAGAATCACCGTGATGTTCTTGTACTCGATTGCAGCCAGTTCCTTGGCTGTGGCCTGAGCATACCTCCACCCAGAGAGATTTACGGGGAGCTTGCGCTTGGTCTTAGTGGCGTATTCCTTGGCCTTGGATGTGTGCTTGAGGCACTCACGCCGAAGAAGAATATTGTCTACCAAAGCCGAGCCGGGGTCGTCCCCCCTCTCACGGAACTGCGTGATCCCCGCCTCCATGAAAGCGAGGCCGCTCTGCAAATCACCCCTCAAGTAGTACAGGGCATTCTTGCGAGTGTTGTTACTCCAGCGGGGGTACTTCAGCCGCTTCCTGCCCTTCCCTACCGCATAGAACCGTACAGGCTTCCCCGTTGAATCAGGAATCCCATCAAGACGACGCTGAGCCCCGTGGATAAACGAGTAGAGCTTCCCACTCGGCAGCACTCTGTAGGTGTGGAAAGTGAATTCCCCACCCACCTCCAAAGCATCCACAATATGTTCCAGATTCCGCTGGGTGCGCTCCATCTCCTTCACGGCATCCAAGTAGATTTGTTCTTGGTTCCGCAGGAGCTGAAGGCGGGCTTCTGTCTGGGCCAGCACGTGCCCCGCATACAAAGGCACCGCCCAGCCCAAGAATGACTTGAGCATGGCGGGGGGTGCCTCGAAGATTCCAGCTACGCGGGGCATCAACTACTCCAGGTGTCACACACCCGGAGGTATAGACAGGCTAGCGAGTGAGGATAGCCTGCAGCTGCTTGAGCACCCTGTACTCCCGAGCAGTACCGAGCCCCTTGTTCACTGCCTTGATGTCGGGAAGCTCGCTGGACAGCCCAGGCACGACAGCATCCACCAGAGCGGCGATCTCATCGTGGTACTTGACGATGTTCTCCTGGAGCTTGATGGCTGCCTCTTCTTTCTCCAGCTTCTGCTGCTCGGCCTTGGCCCGGTACTCCACCACATCAGCCATGACGAGACGGATCTCGTCCAGGGTCTGCTGGATGGTGCGGGCACGGGAGCTGTCCGCACGGGCGAACATCGCAAGGTTCTCCAGCTGCTCACCCACGCTGACTGCCTTCTCCGTGAACTTCCGCAGGTACTTGGTGCCGCCGTTGAGGGGGCGCACATCACCCAGCTGGAAGAACTTGTCGTGGTTGGCCACGATGTCGAGGATATGCTGCTTGTAGTCCTCCACATCTTCATCGAACCGAGCCAGGAGCACCTTGGCGATCTCCACAGACTTCTTGTCGTGGTTGTGGAAGGTCGCCTTGCACCTCTCGCCGTCCCAGGCGTAGGTGCATGCCTTGCCCACGTCGTGCAGGAGAGCCACCACACGCAGAATCCGACGCCGGGGCTCATCCATCCCAACGGTGACTGCCTCCACATCCTCCAGCACCCACCGCATGTGCTCCATGATGGTCTCACCACGGTGGTACGCGTCGTCGGAGTGCTTGTGCTCCTTCAGCAGCTTGGGGAGTTCACGGAGATCGAACCCCAGGGACTTGGAAGCCTCATCCAGGTCTTCGACGCCGTCGATCAGATCCTGGAGCTGTGCTTCCAGGGTGTCGGCAGACACGTCCAGCTTGGACAGGAGCTTGCGATGCTGCTGGGCTACGCTGTGGGGGGAAGGCTGCATGAAGGTCACTCCGTGGTAGGTAGACGCACAAACCTACTACGCTCGGACAGCCAGAAGCCCACCCACGAAAACACAATTTGTTCGGCGGGGGACCTAGAACCGCTTTTCCCGCATCCGCTCACGGGCCCACTGCCGCATATCCTTGGGCTTCCACGCCAGAGTCGGGTCAAACAGAATGATGTCACGGGCGACTTCCTGAAGAGCCTTGCCGAACACTGCCATCCCAGTCCGCTCTACACCCATCTCTTGAGCCAGGGTGTGGAAGAAGGTCTTGTCCCCCCAGAGCTTTCCAGTCTGCTTCAAAACAGCCAGGAACTTCGTGGCCTCACCAGGCTCCATCCCAAGGGCGATCTCCCGCAGACGCTTCTGCTGGTCCTTGTCCAGCCACCCGATGGGGGTGTTCATGGGAAGCCCCACGTCCATGATGTCGAACATCAGGAGCACCCGCTGGTTGGACACCCAGCTCTGCAGTGCCTCCCTGAAAGGCTTCACCTCTCGCACCATGTCTGCCAGCACGTCCAGCAGACCCAAGTCCTTCATCTGATGGAGAGCCTTTTTGGCGTATGGCTCCACCAGCACGGTGTTGATCAGCAGGTTGGACAGGGCACTGTGAGGTGCCTTCCGCAGCTTGGGGGCATTCCGCTTGATGGAAGCCTTCACGTCAGCAGGAATCTTGATCCCGTACTTCGTGGTGAACTTGACCACACGGAGCAGCCGTGTCGGGTCATCCGAGAAGGTCTTGTCGGGGTCCGAGGGGCACCGCAGCTCGCGGTTCTTCAAATCCCGCAGACCGCACCCGGTGAGGTCAATGATCTCTGCCTTGTCCGGCCCTCGGGCCAGGTCGTGCAGCCGCCACATGAGGGTGTTGTGTACTACCACCCCATTCGCCACAAATGCAGGTTCCATCCCCTCTTCCATCGAGATGTCGAATACATCCTGTTTGCCCGCATCTTCTACAGAGGTGACCTCTACATATTGGTAGCTGAGATCAAACAACCGTTGGAGATTGAGGTGTTCCTTGGGACTAATGACCCTAAGACCATCCAGGAAATCGTTGAAATCCCCGCGAGCATATGCGTCATGGAGAAGACGGCGAACTAACCGGACAGGGTCGTGCATCCCACGAAGGGGTTGTGCATCCCCGGAATCTGTTGTGTAGGCGACCCCTGCCTTACCCGCTGATGCCTGTCTACGGCCCGAGAGGAACCCTGCAATGTAGTCCACTGGAATGCCATAACGGTTGCGGCTCTTGAACACGCGGCCTGTGTAGTCGAATTTCTTGGTGACCATCCACGGATGAATCTTCTCCCATAGCCGCGAGGAATCCACAGCATTGATGTACACGAACCTGTCCTTAACCTTGGACAAGATGCCGTGGGAGCCCAGAAGCACCTGCAACTGCTGTCGCACCTGATGAGATGCCGAACAGTATGTGATGCGACCCGTGTGGTGGAGACACCCATCCCCCTCCAGATAAGCTGCAAGGAACGCTCGTTGGCTCTGTTCGTCGGCTTGGAGGATAGACCACGGCACAACCTTGTGGTGGGATGCAGATTTCCCCCCCTTGGATCCCCCGCAATAAAGGCCGAGGTCTTGCAGCCATCCTACCACAGCCTTGCTGTTAGCGAGGATGTCGTAACCATCAGCAGTGGCGACAAAATCCACACCTCGCAGGGTACGGACAGAACCCTTCTCAACCACCTTGTTCCGTGAGGGCACGAACCCGAACACAGCGTTGAAGCACTCGATATACCGGGAAATGAAAGCGGGGTCTGAATTGCTGAAAGAGACCCGAGTAGGGGTGTTTGATCCTTCGGCCACCACACACCCGATCACGAATGCCAGCTCAGGTGTCATCACATCAGGTTTTACCACCCCCTCCTTGAGTTTACCTGTCCGGGGTTTCGGAGGATCAGGTAACCCCAGGATCAATGAGGTACTACGGATCATTTGCTGCACAGGCACACAAAGCAGATCCCCCTCATCAAGCTGATCCGCCTGTATCCACTCATGGCCATGCCCCCGAAGGACCAGAAATGGATGGTGATGCGTACAGGAGAGGGTGTGACCCCACCCCGTTGTTACCCTCAAGGTAGGAGCAAACCCACTGTACTGCCACCCCACAGCTTCAGCAGGACCCTCCTGCCCTGCCACCATGATTTGAATGTCCTGTTGATCCCCAACCTCACGGGAAGCAATTTGATCGATTCGGAGAATGCCCTGCGCAGTGGGGATAAGGGTGTCCCCCGCAACACAATTGAAGGTGAATTCCCTTCGAACCACATCTTCCTCGATGGTCGCGGGCTCTACCATGTGGGGCTCGGTAGCCCTTCCCTTCGGCCCCGCCGTAGGACTCTTTGCGGGCGTTGGCGATCTCGATGTCCTCACCCTTGAGGTTGTCCCCATCCAGAATCCAGTCCCCCTTCACATGGAGGAGGGCCACACCGTACTGGTTGGTCTCCATGTTGACGGGAACGGGGATGGCCTTGACGACCTTCTTGGCGAACCACTCGGAGTCCCTGCCTCCCCCGAGAGCCAGGGAGTCGATGACCACATCGATGTCCTTGATGGGCTCATCGATCACGAAATTCCGCACTGCCCCACCCACGACGTAGACATGCCGACCGACCCCGAGGCTCCGGGCAAGGTCTGCCAGGAACGTCATGAGGACGATGGACTTCTTGTGGCTGGTAGCTTCCAGGTGCATCTGGGCGACTCTGTAGTGGTTGGGATGCATCTACTACACCTCACGGCACAGAATTGAACCCCAGGCCTCAACCAGAGCAGCCGTGCGGTTGACAGGGGCCTCTTGCGTCCACTCCCCCAGGGGAATGTCATGGTTGGAGGGCAACCCCCACACAGGGACACTGTCGAACTCCCAGGAACCCACAGGCACAGGCCCCTCATACACGGAGTCCGTACCGTCCAGGTAGGCCAGGGTCGTGTGGCTCCTGTAGGCACCGGGGAACGAGTCCTCCACCACGAAGTCCGCATCCTCCAAGGCACCCCTCAGACGCTTCTTCATCTCGCCCACGTCCCGAGAGAACTTGATCGTCTGGATGGCTACCGACTGGTCCTTGTCAGGCTGCCGGAAGTAGTCCACCCCTCCGATGGCAGCCTTGATGGGGCCAGGCTCCGAAGCCATCACCTTGGTCACCACAGCCAGGAATTCCTTCTCCCGTGCTGCAGTCACTTCACCCACATAGAGCAAGGTCACATGGGGTGCGGATTTGTCCACAGGAGCCCTGCTCGGATACTGCGCCGCCAGCTCCTTGGGGAGAGGGATGAAGAAGCCCACGGACTTGCGGTTGCCGGTGCTCTTGCCATTCTGGGCAGCGGCCTTCTTGCCAGGCTTCTCGGCTTCAGCCTCCATCTTCTTCAGACGAGTGTAGTAGTCGGAGATTTCCACAAGGTGATCAGAAGCGATCTCTTTTGCCAGGGCGGGATCTCCAGTATGCTCCATTTCAACCTTGACCCCCATCGCCATCTCTTTGGGATCGAGGTCGCTGGTGTCCTTGCCTTCCGAGAGGCCACCGGGGATTTTTTCTTTGCCTAGTCGTGCCATGGGGAGTGCCCTCTTGAATTGATCTTGCACCACGGGTGCAATGGCCTGTGGCCCATATACGATGTAATGGGAGAACACCTCAGCAAACAGCTCTGCCTCGTTGGAGGCAGAGTAGACCGTCACGGGGTGCATGAACACCTTGATGCTGTTGGCCTTGTCCTTCAGGGCTTGCAGACCCGAAATCGATGTCTTGGTGGGGTACCCGCGGTAGGAGTCGTATTTCTCTTTGGCATCTCGTTTCTTCACAATGGGAAGATACCGCTGCAGATGCCCACGCCGGAATTCCTCCAGGTCAGAGCCTGCGCCCTCCACATAACGCTCCCAGCGGGAGATCATACCCTGCACATCAGGGACTTCCTGGGACAGCTCGAAAAAGTCAGCCCACGCCTTACGGCCGCTGCCACCCAGGATCTTGAAATAGGCCCGATGCCCCAGCTCATGCACCAGGGTCTTGAGGATGTCATCCATACTGCGCCTCATCCACCATCCGGACCCACAAGCAAGGCACAAGGCATCGTCTGCCATCCGATACCACGCAACGACACTGCTCCTGCCTGGAATGGAGGGTGACGAGTACGCCCAGACATTGCCTGCTGCGAGCTTCCCCATGCCGTGTTTGCCCATAAGCTGGGAGGTCTTGTGCAACACGTGCCGGGTGCGCTCCAGCATCTCGTTATCCCACACACCATTTGCGGAGGACATCAGGATCACCCGGAATTTCCCCACAGCAAAGGAGCCCTGGACCTCCGTGTCCACGGTGTCAAGCACGCCCTGAACTTCCCTGCCATACTCCCGCACCTTCTCCCAGACCCCCTTGGACTTGGTAGATATTTTGTCGCACACAGCTACAACGTCATCCCAGTCCTTCACAACCGTGAAGGACTTCACCATCTTGCGGTAGTTCCGCATCCTGTTCAGATACTTCTTGTACCCAGCCTCTTGAGCAGGATTCTCAAACTTGAAAGTGAGCAAAGGAAGCAGGTTCCTAGCACTGCCATTCAAGTCCACCACCATTTTCTGCTGCTGCTCTGGCGACAGGACTTTTCGCGTCCACCCAAGGTGACCTGTAGCCCGGGCAGCGTTCCCCACAACATCCTCAAAAACCGCCATCGTCGCCTGAAGTTTGTTTGACTGCGGTGTCCGCTCTGCCACCCGCACCATTCCATACAAGGCTTCATACCAGTCCAGGTGGCCGTCAGGTGTGAACGTGTCCACGGCCTTCCCTCGGAACATGATGGGGAAAATGATGGCGTACAGGATCTCGCTCAAGGGGAGTTGACCCGTAACCGCCAGAGCTGCATTACCCGTGATGTGAATGAGCACGGCGGGCATCACGAAGGTTTCCAGGATCTCCACACTGGCGATGAACAGGCCGAGCTTCCACCCGTGCTTCTTGGTCATGCGGATGATGGTCCTGAATGTCTCCAGGGGATTGACTCTGCCCCAGACAGAGCGGAGTGCCTTCAGGACAACCTTCTCCGTCACCTTGTGGCGGAATTCTTGGATGGCATCCTCGACCACCTGCTTCTTGACCCGAGCAGGCAGCTCCCTGGTGCCCACCATGTCAGGGTGCTGGAACCCCCAAGTGTACCCCTCGATGAAGTCCTCGGTCTCTCTGCGAGGGGGGTCTGACAGAAGCTCACGATCATAGTCCCACTTCCCCCGAATGGCCCCATCGTGGAATTCATCCACGTCGGCATCGATCTCTGCCTCCCCCACAGCCTTGACCACATGGGGGGCGATCTCGCGGAACGCCTGATCCATCACGTCGTCTACAGGACCGTTGATGAAGTCCTTGTGGTGCTTGGAGAGGAAGGAGAGGGGCTGCACCACCCACTTGAGCATCTCCTGGGCCCGTAGTGCCTCCCTGTGCATCGAGGCCACACGTTCCGTACTGAGAGTCCCATAGGGAGCCATAGCCCCTCCCTCGGAAACCCCCCCATGCACCTTCACATCGAAATAGCCATCCCTGCCTGTCTGGAACACTGCCCCGCCATGTTCCCGGATGATCCTCTGCATCTTCTCCCACTGGCCGGGCATGTTCCCGTGATCGCTGTCACCCCACACCCCACGGGCAGTCTCTTCCCACGTCTTGCGTTGGAGAACCCTGTAGAGCATTTCCGGGGAGATTGCATAAATCTCCGCCGTGTCTGTCCCTACATCGGCAGCGGTTTTTAGAGAACCCGTCTGTGCTGGCAGTGGCTTTGGCATCTTCTAAACCTCTGACCCCCCATAGCCATAGAGGAAATACCGACCCACGGTGGCCCCTGCTCTTTGGGCGGAAACTCAGGGAATGGGTTGATACCTGAGTCAATTAGGTAGAGGCACGCTTAGTAAAAAAGGAGGCCCTGTGTCAATTACATGCCCCCCGTGGAGCCCCTTCGATAAGAGCATCCCTGTCCTGGTCATTGATCCAGGGGATGAGCCCAGCCGCTTTGACCACACCTATGCCTGCGCCTTGTTTGGTGAGGATATCAAAACCCCGATCATCGTTGTGGACGGCCGTATTCTGTCAGAGGACTGGTTCACAGAGGAACACCTGTTGGTGATCTTGGCCCACGAGACAGGCCACATCATTGCCCGTACCAACAACGAACGGGAAGCCGATGAGGAAGGGCTCCGGATGATCAAAAACGCAGGCTATGAAGCAGCCTACCACCTGTACACACAGGAGTACCATGCACGGTTGATGAGCGGCAGCTACGGGGGAGCGGCTTAGCTCTCCAACGACGCGATGTACTTGTCTATCGCTGCCAGAGCATCAATATCCCCACCCCGAACCATCTTTCCCCTGACGGCTTCGGGGTCGATGTCGAGCGCCTGCAGGACTTGATCGCTGTCCAGTGCTCCTTTCTGGTACAGGTCGTACAGGGCATCAAATGTCTCACGGTTGTCGGTCATGGTCTACTCCTAGTACCTTCCGCCTTCTTCCTTGGGCTTCTCATATTTCAGCCCCAGGTTCTTGGCAATGATCTCCAACACGTCGGAATCTGCCGCCAATGCACGTCCTGCCTCACCGTAGATGCCTCGAAGCACCTCGCTGAAGGCAGCATCGTTCAGGGTGAACTTGTCCCTGTCCAGCTTCTCCTTCGTGGCCACCGGATCGATATTCAGCAGTTCCAGGATGGCATCAATGTCCAGGCTCCCCTTCTGGTAGAGGTTGAGCATGGCATCGAAAGTGTCCGCGTTGTCCCGCAGAGCCAACCGTGTGAAGCTGAACTTCGGGTAGATGACGACATCACGGCCGTCCTCATCCTCCTCGATAAAGCCCATGCGCCTGCACATCGGCTTCAGGAGCTGCTCTTCCACGAACTCCTGAATGACCTCACGGAGCAGCATGTACCGAGTGTTGATCACATCCAGATGGATGCGGTCACCGGAGTAGCTGGACTCACCTGTGAGCAGACCTTCCGTGACTCCCAAACCCGCGAACAGCTGTTGCCGCACGAACTCGTATTCACTGGACAGGTCTAGCAGACGCTGATCCGACCCCATCTCGTCCCAGGTGATCTGGAAGTTGGCGATGATGGAGAAATCGGGATCCTGCAGGGCCATGTCCACCTGGTCACGCAGGTTCTCCACGTCGGCCATGTCCATGTCCTCTGCGTACACAACCCGAATAGGGGTCATGTGCCGGGAAGCGATGGAGGTGTTGGCCTGGCGGAGCTTGTCCCAGAACACCAGGGTGCGGATACACCGCTCCAAGATGGACTGCCCACCATCCTGGTAGGGGCACTTCTTGTTTTCGAGGACATGGACGAAGCTGCCTGCATCTGGGTCGGTGTTCAGGGGAACATTCTGACCTGTGCGTGCGGCTTCTACGATCTCAGGAGCCATCGTGTTGACGATGGATGCGGAACGAGCGTCCCCGCTGTCTGCTGCCATGACGAGCTTGCGGGTCTTGGCATCGGGGATCATCTCCACCAGCTTCAGATCTGTGGAGGGGAACCCCTCAACATGCACCTGCTCTGGGGGGATGACACGGAACCCTGTCCAACCCTTGTAGTTCTTCTTGAGCCATGCCACGGACCTTTCGTCAGCGTCCTCCAGCTCCTGCTCCTCTTCTACCAGGGTGCCGTCCTCCTGGAGTTCCCGCACCCTTTCGATTCGGACCTCTTCCGGCATCTCCGGGTTGTTGTCCTCGATGTAGATGTTGACGACCCCAATGAGGTGATACTCATGGAGCACACCCCACAGCTTCCGCAAGAGCTGAATGTCCTTCGCCCAGTGCTTACAGAACCGGGTGGACTTCATCGCCAATTCACGGCTCTTGGCCTCGGGGATGTCCAAGCGTACACGGGAGAGGGGCAGCTCCGTATGGAGATCGATGGCTTGTCCCACAAAGGGATCGGCGTTGTAGAAGAAGCGGTAGTAGGCCCACTGCTCAGTCTTGGACTGTGCCAGCTCCAAGAAGTCCGTGGACAGCTCTGGGCTGTAGAAGTTGCCGAAGGAGGCACTTTCCGAGCCAGAGGTTGAAAGACCGCCGCCACCACAGGAGGCCACCCGCATTGCAGCGACCTTGTCCAGCCGCTTGGGCTTTCCTGTCTTGACCTTGGGGCGCGGGCGCACCTTGGCCACTACACGACCTTCCTGGGGTTCTGACATGGAGGTAGAGGCCAATCGCTTCTGTGAAGTGGGGGCCTTCTCCGGGAACGGAGGTTTCTCAAGTGTGTTCTTGGTCATTCAGCACTCTCCCAGGCTGCCGTCAACTTCTCTGCTACTGCTGCCAACAAGTCCTCTCGCTGGTCTTCCACAGCATCAAAGGCTGCACGCTCTTCTGGGGACATGAGATCACGATCCAGCTCACCCGGATCCTGCTCGCCCATGTCATGAAGGGGTACGATGCGATGCACATTTGACAGAGCCGCCATCACCCGATGTAGATCCCGCTGTGTTCTGATCACGCGGGCCATACGGAGATTGCTGCCTGGGGACCGAGATTGCCTCTTAGCTAGGACACAAGCATCCAAAGCCTTGCGAAGGGCCCTCTCCGCTGCTGCCACATGGCCCAGAATCTCCCTATCAGCGGGAGATGCCAAGGAGCCTTTGCGAAGTCGTGCCATGTATGAAACCTCTCAGACGTATCCAAGACCATACCCATCACTCAGCCCAATTGGACGTTTTGCTTAGGAGACCCTTCTTACGGGCAATCTTCAAAACCTTACGTAGGAGTGTCGTGTCCTTCACAGCACCCTTGAACAAATGCTCCCAGGAGCCCCCAGCACGCACAAACACCCTGGAAACCTTCTCCAACTCCTCCGGGGTAGGCGCGAAAACTGTGCCCTTGAGCAGAGAGAGCATCATCCGATGATGTGCGTTGACTGGAGAGGTGGGTGACTGCCGCATTGTCTATTATCCCCGACGTGTTCTGGGGTTCACACCCCGTGTCGCACCCACGGGCATGCCCATGATGTTTTTCTTGCTACGACGCACCTGACGATCTGGATGGCTCCCACCCAAAAGAGCTTTCTGCCGGGTGGCCATCCGATCCGTGAGTGAACTACGCCTCGGACCCTTCCCACCCATTTGCCCACCGATGTAATTGCCAACCGCCAACATCTTGCCCATGTGCTGGGAACCAACCCACACCATACGAACAAGGGCATCGGACATATCATCGTGCATGCCTTGAGTGTTGGGAGCAGCCACCACCGTGATGTACTTGGACTGGTATTCAGCCTGGAGGGTCAGCAGTTCCTTGAGGTAGTCACAATGTTCCTCCCCCTCTTTGAGAGGGTAGTTGAACAGTGAAAGCCGTTTGTCGTACATCATGTTCTTGAAGTTCTGGAATATCTCACTGCTCTTGGGCTTCGTGAAAAACACAGACTTCAGCTGCTTGAGACCGCGGGCAGCCAGTGCCTGCTCCATGGGAATACCTGCCCACTGGTCAAAGATCCCCTCCGAGATGTAGAACCTCCGGGAGAGGTCATAAACCCAGTCCGCAACATCCGTGAACTCCAACCGCTCCAAGTGCTCGAACCGCCCTTCCCCAGCCTTGATCTGTTCAATGAAATCCAGGACGACATTCTTATTATCATCCACATGCCCGATAGCCACAGCGGAACCATCCCCTACAAGACCCACATCGAGTCCCAGGAAGTGAGGCTCACGAGGACGGGCCTTCTGCTTGGGTCTCAGCGATGGGGTCACACAGTCAAGGAGATCTCTCTTGTCCTCGATCCAGCCTGAAGACCTGTCCGTGAACTTCGCCCCGAACTCCGTGTCGAACACACGGGCATCCTTGAGGTAGGAAGACTCAAACGTCCCTGCGGGCACCGTGGGGTTGACCTCCCATGTTGGTGCCTGGATACAGAGCATGTTCTTGGCAGCACGACCACTGGTGTAGCCGATCTGGTAGCTCTTGTAGAAGAGCCCCTGCTTGCCCAGAGGGGACGAGATCATGATGATCCGACCCTCGTTCTGGCCCACGGAACGGGTGGCGTTGTTGGGGTCCTTCGGAGAGAAGGTTCGGGTAGAGGGCTCTACTGCCTGGTAGACAGATTCTGCGGAGGACTGACCCTTGTCTGTGAAGTGAGCAACCTCATCCAAGGCAACCAGGATGTTGGCACCACCGCGAAGCCCCTTGGCCACACAGCTCTTGAAGGTGACCTTGACCGAGTAGCGGGCCTTCTGGTTCTCCGCGTAGGAGCCGTAGCGTTCAATGTCGAAAGGGGTCTGGAACGTAGCGAAGCTCTGGGTGGCGTTCGCCATATAGGCTGCAAAGAAATCGCATTTTCCAAAATGTCCGGCGGCCTCCTGGTAGAGAAGCCCTGCCTGATCCTTGTCAGTAGCAACACTGATGAGCTGGATGACGTTGGACTGGCTGGAGCCGTAATGCTTCTGCGGGTTGCCCTTGAGCAACAGCTTGTATGTCTCATAGGCCAGGATGCAGGAAGTCAGGAGCGTCTTGCCAGAACGACGCCCAATGGAAAGAACCATCTCACGACGTTCCTGCCCCGGGATGATCTCTGCTACGTTGCAGCGATTCTCACTATGCAGGTACTTGAGATACCCTGCCTCCGTGTACACACGAGCGTTCTCACGACGCCAGTCAGAGATGGGGATGCGGTACTTGTAGAAGCCGCCCTCACCCGCAAAGAAGCGGTGGTGGTGCTGCTCATACCCCTCCTGATCCGTCTCCAAGGCGGGGAGCCCCACCCTCCAACCAGCACAAGGCGTCAGCTGCATATCCGCAGCATTCCCTTCGATGCTATACCCCTTGCTTAGCACCTTGATACGCCCGTAATCCGTATCATCTACCGTGAATGTGTCCGGGACATTGTCCCTCAGCGTCTGTATGATGGATGCTGTCACATCAGCAACAGACCCCTGGCGGGACCAGTGGACACCCTCCCTGAAAAAGATGGCAGCACCTGTGTGGTCTACCAGGGTGATGTCTGCCCCGTCAGGGATCGTCAACGGGTTCGTGATCTCGATGGTGTTCTGTGCCGCACGGGGATTGATGTCAAACCACTTGGGGTCGTAGTGCGGGTGATCCTCGGGGATCGGATCGTCAAGAGGGAACCCCAAAGGGTTGTCATCCAAACCCATGCCGTAGTGGGCTTTGAGGATGACCCTCTGCACAGGGTACAGCTTCATATCGAGGCCCCAAGGGGCCTCGATAAACGTGATGATGTCCGTGGGAGTACGGGACTCCCCGGTTTTCATGCGCCCTGCGCCTAGAACCAGATCAGAAAGTGCCATGGTGTAGCCTACTTCTGAGCCATGCGGACTCGGGCCTCCGCCTGCCACCCTGCATCGAACTGCTTGGCAACCTTGGAGAACAGAGCATCCACCTGCTCGTAGGGCACTCCTGACTCAGTCATGCTGTTACGGATGGTCTCGATGATGAACAGGAAGACCTTCTCGAAAGCGGGCCCATCCAGATCCACCACCCCGGAGGACAGCTGTTCACGACGCTTCAGGTACACGTCGGCTGCTGCCTTCAGGGCATTGACACGCCGCAAGGAAATCTTGCTGGTTTCATTCCCGCGACGGTCTGCTTCCTGACGCTCGAAGTGCAAGGAGGCAGCTTCCTCGGAGATGCCCGTGATGATGCCGTCCAGCACTTCTAGACTGTGTGGGTCGTCCGTGACAGACCGAAGAAGGGGGTCCTTCTTCATGCTGTCTTCCTTGTGCTGCACTACCGCTGCGGTGGCAGTATTGATAGCCTGCGGGGCAGCCTGCGGGCGGCGACCAGGGAGGCTAGTCATCACAATGGGGTCACCAGCACTGTTGAACTGGATCGTATCAGAAGGCAGCACCTCGGAAGGGGCCTTGTACTTGGTCTTGCCCATAGTGTTCTGCACCTGGACACGAGTAGTGTCCGAGGGGAGCGTAGCAAGAATCTGCTGAGTGGTAGGCATGAAACCTCCTACGTCAGAATGGTGGGGGGCCCAATCGTGGGCTCCGCCGACCCAAAGAAGCCGTTGGTGGGATTGAATGTGTAGTTGGTCACCACCCCTGTGTAGTACCCCTCCAACAGGAGGTTGTTCCCGGAGGGTCCAGCGGGGCCCACCACAGTGACGACAGCAGCAAGAGCCGTGGCTGTGAAACTGGGAAGAGCGGTGATGGCGGCTGCCAACAAAAGAGCGGTGTCGCCTGCTGTCAGAGCGGTGTAGTTGACGAGGATGAATGTACCGCCGGCAGGAGGAAGACCCGTGGTGTCCACGGTAATTGCTCCTGTGACGTAGTCAATGGTAGAGCTACCAGGAACTCCATCACCCGTGAACCCACCTGCACCATCATCGAGCTGAGTCCTGCCCGCACCTGAAGTCCAGCGGATAGTTACGGAACCTGGTGTGATGGGAAGGTTGGCGGGGACGTTGATGAGGTTGGGCCCCGCTGTTGAGAAGACCACCAAGGCACCATTAGGAGGCGTGTTGGTGATGTCCTCACCTACATATGCAGTCCCCGCAACAGCGAAGTCCTCACCGGAGGTGACGGTGTAGTCCCCTACATAGAGAATCGCGGGGTCCGTGAACACTGAGCTGGAAACCGTGACCGTGGCGGAGCAGGGAACGGGGATGCCCGCGGTGGTGTACTCCACAAGACCCTGCTTCGTCCCCAAACCCGGAGTCTTGAGACTCAGAGCACGAGGCTCCTGGCTGCCTGCTCCCCGCTCGGGGAACAGCTGCCGTGTGAACCCCGTCCGAATCTTTACGGGGTTTCCCGTAGTACCCTGGCTGGGATCACCCCCACCCTCAAGGTTTGCTACCAGGATGTTGAACTCGGGCTGTGCTGAAATCTGCTTGGCCATGATGGAAGCCTCCACCTACCTTTGTAGATAGAGATTCTACCGCGAAACCTTACAAACCTGCAATTACCCGTAATTTCAAGGCGTTTGAAAGGAAACTGGGAGCCCTTGGGGAACTCAGTCCTCTGACAGGTGCAAACCACCAAAGAGCACGTCACCCAGCTTCTTGATGTCAGGAGCATCTTCGACCGAAATGTCGTCATACTCACCGCTGCTCAAGCTGAACTCCGCCTGGTTGAACAGGTTGCCCATGGGAGTGAACAGAGAGGCTGTGACTTCCTGGTCAGGGGCATTGGCCATGCGGATGTTCTCCGCCTGGAGACCCGAGGCTTCCTCTGGTGTAAGCTCGGAGATCAGAGCCTTCTTGTAGGTCTGGCAACGGGGTGTGCCATCGGAGCCTACATTCCGCAGGGAGCAGGAAGCACACCTGTCCATCTGCAGAACAGCCTTCAGGGTATTGGCGCGGTGCTTGACGGCACCGTGCTCACAACCCTTTGTGCCCCTCTCTGAGGCATAGGCGGACGCATCCACATAGAGTATGCCTGCGAGCCCTTCGTGACGCCCACGGGCATCCTGGAGGGCTCCCTGCGCGGCTGTGAGCACACGGGGAGAGAACCGCATCGACAACAGCTCATCCAGCTGGTTTCCGACGTTGCCTTCCGACATCTTCTGCCGGGCCCAGCGAAGCACACCGCGCACTTCCTTCGGGAGTGGGACAGCTTCGGCCTTACGACCCACAGCCCGCTCGAACTTGGCACCCTGGTATTCCTGAGTAGAGGACTCCGACAGAGCCCCCGTCTTCTCAAGGAGAGGGTTCAGCAAAGTGGCTGCCTGGGGAATCTCATCCTTCAGGAAGGTGCGGGCGATGATCTTACGGAGGGCCTGCCCTCTTGCACCACGCTCGATAGCCTCCTTGACCTGGACGACCTTGCGTTCGATGGTGAGAGAAACCCTCGCGGTACGGGACTCCTGAATCCTGGCTGCCTTCTGCTGAGCCACATCGGCAGTCGTGAACAAATGCTTCCAGGCATCCGCGGAGGTGACATCCTCGGATGCCCGCTTGTTATCCACACCGGAGTAGTCATGGACGGTCTGGATCTCCTTCTCCAGAGCACCAGTCCGCTGAAGGATGGGATCCAGGAGAGGGATTGCCATGTCGTGATCGTCGGGACGGATGGTCTCCTGAATGAGATTCAGGAGATTTCTTCCCACCACACCACGGTTGATGGCTTCCTCGATCTTCGCCACCTTCACCTGCACACGGGCCATGTGCTTCCCAGCGCGGGACGCCTGGAACTCGCGGCGCTCAACTTCAGCCACGATGGCTGCTGTTGCCTTGGCTGCATGGTCCTCTGCTTCACGGAGAAGCTTCCACGCATGGTCCTGTGAGACCTCGGTGCCGTGCATGTTGTTGACCGCACCCGAGTATTCACCTGTGGTAGTTGCGGAGGCCAGGATCGCCGCTGTCCGCAGGACATCACGGGGTTCTGCCAGGGAGCGGGCCAGCTTCTGCACAGAGCCCTTGTCCAGGAGTCCAGTGCGAGCCCACCTTGCGATCTGCTTGTGCACCTGAGCACGGGACAGCTTGACCGCTGGGAGAGGTGCCACGGAACCAAGACGCTCCCACGCCTCGTCTCCCGCCATGTCAGGAGCACGGGTGTCATTCACCAGGCCCGAGTACGCAGCGGAACCGTTGGAAGCCACCATGCGGGAAACTGCCTGCTCCAGCATGACCTTGGGGTTGGCCTGGGCCACGATCCGGGTAGCTGCCGTCTTGTCCAAGAGGCCCTGCTGAACCCAGCGAGCTACCCGGATACGGGCAGCATGGAGTTTCCGAGCTTCTTGCTTGTCAGCGGGGGTGTAGACCCGGCGCTCAGTCTTGGCAGCCTGCACCTCACGGTGAGCCTCCTCTGCGGAGATACGCTCGGAGGGGGTGACGTGTACAGGCTTGTGCCTCTGGATGAATCCCATGCCCTCGGGGGCCTGGGCGAAGGCTGCCCTCAAGGCTGCCTTGGGGTTGCCGGAAGCGACCTTGCGGCCTGCTGCTTCCAGCTCAGGACTGTAATGCTCCAAGGCATCGTCCCAGGGGACAGAAGCTACGAGCTTCTTCTTGAACACAGAGCAGGAACCACTGAGGTTCTGAACGCAGTTGGCACAGGAGGAACCGGCTACCACATAGCGGGAGCCCGAAGCCACCTTCTTGACTGCCTCTGTCCAGTCCCCATTGGCACAACCCGGGTAGGCGTCTGCATGGATGAAGACACGCCCTGAGAGGTCATGCCCATCACGGATGAGCTGGAGGTGCTTCTGCACCAGGGGGAGATCGTCTCCCAGGGTCTCCTGAACCTCTGCCTCGATGTCCTCGAAGGGGACGCCGGCGGCGGAGCGTCGCATGGCCTTCCGCACAATGTTCAGGAGTGCGGCTCTGGTGCGGACAGGGCGTACATCGCCATCCTTGAGAGCCTTTTCATAGGCTGCCTTCTCCAGATCCACATTGGGGATCAGGTGGACACCATCAGAACGGCGGTCTACACCCCAAGCCTCTTCCAGCTCGGGGATGCTCTGGTCAACGGGATTGACGGGGAGCCTGGTGGCATCCTGCTCATCTACTTCCAGCCAAGTCAGGTCTGGGAGAGAGGATTGCTTCATCATATCCGCGATGTCACCCAAGGGGCCAAACACCTGCCCATCAGGAGCACCGTCTACGATGTCTGCAAGAACACCCTCGTCCATACGGGGGACTGTCTCGGAGACGTTGGGATTCCCGTGGAGTACCCCTGAACCGTAGTCCATGTCAGGGTATCCATCGAGCCCATAGTTCTCACCCTCTGTAGGGGTCCAGATGTCATCCGGGAGATGGGATTCGCCCAGCACATCGAGGTGCTTGTCATTGCTCATGCGTTCCTCCGAGCCATGTAGAGGGCTGCGACTTTGCCGACGCCGTTCCCCTTGGCACTGTCCATCTCCGCCTCTTCATCCTCTGCCCATTCCTTGGGATCCAGCTTGATCTCCTCGGCATCATCGATGATTTCCTTGACCTCATCACGATCACGGGGAGAGAGCACATCTTCGGCGGGATCCCAGTGAGGGGCAGCCAGCTCATCGTACACGGTATCCGTGAAAGAGGACAACGCCTCGATGCAGTTCATCAACTGGCGGCGCATGTCAGCAATCTTCTGGATGTAGCCCTTGCCACCCAGGTTCCCATCAGGGGACACGTTGCGGCTCTTGAGCTTCACGAACTGGGTGTGGGCACTGGTGGTGTGGCCAAGAGCCATGAGGGCAGCGCGGAGGGACTGAGCGAGGGGCTTCAGGTACTTGGCGTTGAAGACAAACTCATGGTTGATCTCACGTTCCGAAGGGCCCGGAGTTCCCCAGCCCCACTCGTTGTGATCAGAACCACGGTCCTTGATGAAGCGTACTTCACCCGCCGTCCGCGTCTGCGGATTGTGGTGTCCTTCCAGGTGCCTGGAAGCAACACGGGCTGCAAGGGGCTTCTCAACCATGGGCGACTCCCTGTTCTACCCAGGCCAGCCTATAGCCATATAAATGACGCGCACAGTCCGTGTGTCTCACACCTGTAGAGCGTTCCCTTCCGTGTCGAAGAGCCGCTCGATAACGAAGCCTTCTCCGTCTGCACGGAGCGACCACAGATCCTTGGTGGCCTTGTGCACCAGGGTGTCCTGGCTGACCTTCAGGAAGTCCTGGAGGTCCCCGAGACAGGCGACGCGGACACGGTGGGGGCTACCCTGCCGCATCTGGTTGGCCACCTTCTCCAGGTGCTCCGCGTGAATAGGCATGAACCTGTCCTTCCACTGGACAAACACCAACCCGTCATGGGAAGTGATGTTGCCAGAGGCAGAACGCACAGTCACCACATCACCCTCGGCGTTCGGCTCGGGGGGGTTCTCGTAGGTCAACAGGGAACCCGTGTTGGCCTTGAACCGCACACGACTACCAGCTGCGATGGGCAGCTGGAGTGCGTTCTTAGCGGCTCCCGCCTGAGTTAGGCTCTGGACGGATTCGAAGAACCCCTTCCCCATCTCCTTCCCCTTCATGGTGGTCTCACTGAGATTGGGGAGGTGCACATCCCCAATCCCCACATCGGAACTAGCCATAATCAGACCGTCCCAGAATTCATCGTTGTTGGACATGGTGTTCTCCTACTTCCTGTCGAGATGCCGCAGAGCAACACGGGAAGCCATCTTGGGGATTTCGGGGTTTGCAGGGCGCTCGGGGCGACCCTGCTCCTTCCGGTACTGGTTCTGCAGACGACGCATCACGTCGGTGCCACCAGCCAAAGGCTGCCCGTACCCATGATCGATATCGTGGTCATAGATAGGCTTGCCGTCAGCGTTCCCATCATAGGCGGAGCCCTTCAGAATGGGGAGCAGCTGGGGGCGCAACTCAGGGTTGGTGTGTGCGAGGCGAATGAGGTTCTTGCGAAGGCTCATGATCAGATCTCCCGGTTGACGGTGTAGAACAACGACCCGGTGATGTTGCCAGATGTGGTGATGACGAAGTTGGCAGCTGTCTTGCTGGACACACGCACGGATTCTGTGCCCGTCCAGTCCAGGAACACAGCGTAGTCCGTGTCAGGCTGATCCACTGCGAAGGTGATGGTCTTGCCTGCCACCCCCTCTGCCGCAAACACCGAGGTGCTGGTCAGGGAGTCCTCTTGGAGGGTGCCGTTTCCAGCAGCCACACCCCGTGTCGAACCCAACAAGGTTCCTGCGGTAGTGTCGTCCAGGGTGAGGGTTCCAACGCGGCTGTAGTTGAGGGTCAGGGCTCTGTCCCCTGCCTGGGCCACATTCCCCATGGAGGGGCAGCCACTGATGGTCAGGCTACCTGCACCGGAGAGGCTGGAGAGGAGGTCTGTTGCAGACCCCAGGTTCCACAGCCGGTAAGCCGACGTGGTGGTCAGCGGGCGGGCAGCAGCGGTGTCGTAGCTGACCTGGAAGTTCTGTGTCTCTTCCACGTTGGACACATAGAAGAGGGCACAGTTGGCAGCCTGACAGACAGCACTGGAACTGGAACCTGCCCAGGTGCCACCCCGGATGTAGACGTTGTTCACGGTGTCTGCATCCACCTGATAGGTGCCTACCCCTGAGGCCACGATGTTGCAGCCATCGATGTAGATGCCTGTGGAGCCCACAACGGAGGCGGCTCCCCCCGCGATAGAGACACAAACCTCGCCGGCGGTGGGATGCTCCACGGTGAGGTTCTTCAACATCGTGTAGTTCGGTGTCGTGCCGACCGCTGTCGAGATGGTCACAGTAGGACTGGCGGTGTTGTCGGGGGTGACCCGGACCAGGCCCTGGCCCATGATGACGACCCCATCCTTCTGGATGAGCAGGTTCTCGGTGTAGACCCCGGTGAGGACCAGGACCAGCTCAGGGGCATCCACGTCCGCCGTAACAGCCACGGCGTCGACACCGTCTTGGATTGCGGTGTACTTGGCTCCTGTCCCAGCTGAACCGACGATATGAACACCCGTGATGTTCCGCAGTCCCGAAAGATCGGGGAGTAGGATCCCCGAGGTGAGGACCGCATCGAGGAGCTTCATCGCTCCTGCAGTGGCATCCCGACTGATTGTCAGGGTATCACCAGAGCCCGGCTCGATCTGGAGTGCATCTACTTGGAATGGGGTTTGTGCCATCAGGCCCTCTCTACACGAGCACGTCGTAGTAGACGGTTCCGGTGAAGGTCACACCGATTTCGATGGTGAACCCAGTGGTAGCCTTGCTCGTGATCTTCACAGGCACGAACTCCGCCGTATTGGTGTAGACGCGGTAGGTGGCGTCAGCCAGAGCGGTGCTGAACACCACTGCCTGGGAAGTCTCGGCTGCGAACGTCACGCTGCCACTGGTGGAAGAGATGCCAGCCAAAATGGCCTCCACTGCGTTGATAGCGGTTGTGATGTCCGCAATGACGGAGGAGGGAACATCGGTCAGGGTGTCCACAATGAGCCCATAGGGGCCTTGGATGTCCCGTACCGACACGTTCCCCGACACGTCGGAGGTGATAATGAAGGTGTAGTAGACCGACCCCGTGGAGGGGGAACGGTAGGTGGATTCGAGTCCGAGCCTGGTGGCTGCCATCTACCACACCCCTGTTGTCTCGAACCCCCGTGTCTCGAACCAGTCCTTGAGGCCCATCAGGGCTACACGGTTGGACGACCACACGGTGATCGAGTCGAAGTGCTCATCGATTCCGAGATCTCCCAGGGGTTCCACAGACCCCATGCGAATCTTCCCATCGCGGAAGCTCTTCAGAAGGTTGGGGATGCCCTTCACCTCACGCGCCCCGTAGTACACCTGCATGCGGTACTCAGGGCGTGTTCGGGCTTGCAACCATCGCGTGGCCAAATCCTTGGCCATCACGATTCTGCTCTCTGGTGCTAGGTTCTGTTCAGACATCATTTCCTCACAAGGTACTACCCCTGCGAGGACATAGAAGGATAACCGACTACCCCAGGATATGCGTGACCTGGGCACCCCAGGTGGGGCGCTGAACTTCGCGGAGGATGTTCAGGTTGGTGGAGATGGCTTGGAACAGCTCCACATAGTCCTCCAAGCCCTCGATCTTGGAGAGCCTCCCGATAGAACGAATGAAGCGGTGGCGTACCAGGCCCTGGCTGACACCGAGTCGTTTTGCCACCTCGGACTGGCAGGTGGTGTGGTACATGAGCACCATGATGTTCGAGTCCAGGGGGTCTTCCAGGTTTTCCTGCACAGCATCGACCAGGGCTTGCTCTTCAATCTCTGGGAGCGACAACAGGAAGCGGATGCGGTGGGCTGCTCGTTGGAGCCTGTAGCAGACAGTGGGTTGGGATACCTTGAAGATGGTAGCGATGTCTGTCTGTTTGAGACGCTTGAAGTAGTAGAGGTCAATGAAGTCTGCTTCTCGTGCGGGGAGGGAGTCCAGGACACCCTTCACCCTATCCAGCATCTCCTGGCCTTCTTTGGACAACTCCTCATTGACCACGGCATCCAGAAAAGCCATCCCGTCTTCGTTGGCAAAGCGTGCCTCCATTTCGGCGGGATCGATAACTTTGTGGCCTGACCACCAATTACGACTCATTCTGGATCCTCCGGAGACAAGAACACCCTTGGGATCCGCACTATCAAATCCAAGGATCGAAGGGTGATACGGACATGGGCGTTTTGCTCGCCCACCTCCAAAACCTCGCCGTCCAGAGCTGAGTAGAGCCCCTCTGTGATGTTCACGTGCATCCCCCTCTTGATGTCGGACGCGATCTGCTCGTGCAGGCTGCGTCGCATATCCTGAATGCTGGAGTTGGGAACCACACTGAGGACACGCATCTTGTGAGGGTCTTCTACAGTGAGGACTTGCCGCACATGGGGGCAATGATGCTCCAGCTTGAAATACTCCACATCTGGGAGGCCACTGGCTATAAATGCGTACCCCTCCATCAAGTGAATGACCACTCTACGGTTCCCCCGTGCATAGACCATTGCAGGAATGAAAACAGGGTGGTTCTTCCCCACCTTGAGTGCATCCTGCAAGACCCCGCCCAGGTCCCCCTCTTCTACACGAGCCTCACCCGTTCGGGTCAGTTCCAGGACCACCCATGTCTGTTCGTCCCGCTGATCTGTATTGCTGGGCATTCTTACGAAGCTCGTTCACACGACGTTGCAGGAGATCCCGAAAAACGGGAACGCCCAAAGGAGGCAAAGAACCTTCCGGGGTTGTTTCAGGGGCATTCTTCCTCTTAACGGCTTTCTGCTCCAGAAAAACACCACCCTTGGTGGTGCGGGCAGAACTCCCAGTAGGGTTAGGGAAAACTGGTTCCTCTACCTTACCGGAATTTTCCAAAACTGCAGTGGATTCTTCGACCGGATCGGGTTCCGTCCCAGAATTCTCTTCAGTAGTAGAGGGGATCGTGCTTGTAGTCACTTTGGCACGACTTCCCGCCGTTGGCAATTGCACCGCTGTAGCCGATGCCCAAGAGCCGCACCGCTGGTGGTGGAGCATGGCCAGATCACAGGCCAGCACATACGGAGTAGGGTGCCCCATCTTGGAAGAGAACACCTTGCAGAACCACAGGAGCTTCTCACCATGGTACTGCCCAATCTTCTTCAGATGCTCAGCCTTGATGTACGTCGGGGGTGCCACCGCACCCAATGAAACCTTGTAGGCCAGCATAGAAAACTCGGCCAGCTTTTTGTAACAGGTGGAGGGAGACACTGCCTCACTCAAGGTGTCTGCCAACCTAAGAACTTGGGGCAGGTCTTTGCCGATGGCAGCCAGGATCTGGAGATATGTCCCATGGGTATCCAGTCTCAGGTACACCTTGGTGTTTTCGACATTCACCGACCCCAGCGTTGCCACACCCGCCATGGTCTTGATGGCATCGCGGATATGGGACTCCGTGATCTCCGCGATGAGCACCAAAGAAGCAGGATCATAGGTGATCCCCTCATGCTCACAGATGTACTCCAACCGCTTCGCAATGCTCTGCGGGTCAACATTACGGATCACGAAGGCAGGGGCACAACGGGAGAAAATGGTGCCGACCATCCTCTCAGGCTCGGTGGTGCAGAAGATGCAGACCAGCCTCTTGTTCCCACTCTTTGCAACCGTGTCCTCCATGGGCTTGAGGAGGGCATCCAATGCCTGCTTGGAGAGCCGGTGAGACTCATCAATGAGGTACAGCCGCTGTTTGCCCGAGAGGGTGTCGTACTGGACGGCCTCCACCAACTGCTTGATGTCGTCCTTACCGGAGTTCGTTGCGGCATCGAACTCGGTGAAGCACTCACTGGAACCCGTCTCCAGGATCTCCAGGCAAGAGGCACACTCGTCACAGGGGTTGCCCTCTACGGGGCTCTCACACAGAAGGGCACGGGCTAGGATACGACCCAACGTGGTCTTGCCTGACCCATGTCCACCACAGAACACATAGCTCTGATGAAACCCTGTCCCCTGGAGGACAATCTGCCTCAGCACTCGGACGTGGGACTCTTGCCCCACAACCTCGGAGAACGTCAGGGGGCGATATTTAGTATCCAATGCCATCTATGTTTCCTCTATAACGCACCTTTGAGCGGCTATTCTGTGAAGGGTCCTCTCCATCACATCATCGGGGACATCCATCAAATCCACTGCCTGGTCTTCGACCAGAGGGAGTTCGACATGAGGAAGGAGCAACTGTGCGAGGAAAAGACACTTCTTGGCCTTTCCCTCAGCACGTTGTTTCGTCTCCGCCGCACTCAGCCGGGCTTGTTCTCGTAGAAGTTGCGCGGCAGTCGTGGGGAGCATCATTCACACAACCTCGGGGAGGTCTTCCAGATCGTAGAACCCGAGCGGGTCAAGATCGCACTTGTGTGCATAGTCATCCGTGAAAGGCCACTCGATCTCCCCATCCTGCTGGACAAGATCGTAGGCATCCACAGTAGGGATCACCCACCAGAGCTGACAGTCCCCATTATCGAAATAGTAGGAGGGCAGTGCCCCGCCACAGGGGGCGGAGGCAGCTTCCAGCCGGGCTTGACAGCGGCGGGCATCGTCTACTCCTCTGCCTCTTCAGCAACGACCACGGCAGCTGCACCATCGGTGGCTCCCGAGAGCACGTTGATGATGTTGGGCTTGTCCTCGTCGCCTTCCTCACGGGGGTGCCAGTCGCCCCAGCGATCCAGCTCATCCCAGTAGTAGGCCACGTCGGGAGGCGCGATGCTGCACTTCAGCTCGCCCGTTTCGGCGTTCTCTTCGGTGCGGCACGCGCACAGATGACGGTCCAGGAGGGCCGACTGCTTCCGGTTGCCCAGGGTCTCCCACTCATCGGCGGGCAGCTCGATGATGAACTTCCAGGGCTGCTCCGAGAGGACACCACTGGAGAACAAAGGGTTCGCCTTGCTGGCCTTGCCCAGGATGACCTTGCCACCACGCTTGGCAGCCTTCTCCTTGAACACGATGGCGATCTCGTCCATGACGATCACCAGGTCAGGGTGGTATTCCCGGATCATCTCCTGAACACGATCCACGACTTCCTTGCTGGCCTTCCACATTTCCATAACAGACTCCCGTAATTAGAAAATCCCGCCGAAAGCATCTCTGAGACCCTCTGTGCCAGAGCGCTCCCAGATTTCACCGGGATCCTTTCCACCGATGTAGGGGACATCCCTACATGAGACCCCTACCCGGTTCAGCACATCCAGAGCCCCCCAACGACGCTTCCCCGTGTCATCTACCCACCCCTTTGTCGCCCTCCTGCCTGTTTCGTCCCGATCATAGACCATATACACCGTCCCCCGTACATGCCGACGCAGAAACTCGACGTGCTTGTTGGTCAGCTTGGCTCTGACCGTAGCCACCAGGGCATCCTGTGGGGGTACGACATGCTCCAAGGCACACATGTCGAAGATGCCCTCTCCAACCCACACATCCCCACCATCCCATATCTTGGACATCGCCTTCGGGAACCCCACCAGGATAGGGTTCCAAGCCGCTTCAGGAAGGAGGTAGCGGGAAAGAGCCTTTGGCCCCTGCCATGCACGGAATTCCGCCCCTATCAGGTAACCCCTGGGGCTGAACAGAGGGCACACCAGAGAGCCCGCAAGAGGTTTACCCTTCCGCCCGTACCGCTCACGGAACACGGGGTCAGGTGCCGTCTCAGCGTCATCCCTGTCCCTGCCCCACTCTCCCAAGAACAAGTCCTTGATGGTCTTGTACTTGATCCCCCGACCCATGAGATGACCCTCCAGGGCATCCGAGAGTTCCAATGCCTCTCGGGTTCTCTCCTGGAGCCACTTTTTCATTTCCCATCCCAAGCCACGGCCATGCCACGACTGGCGTTGTGGATGACAGAGAGGATCTTGTGTGTCCCAACCTTCCAGATGGTCCCCACAAAACCGCGATCCTCTGGCACGACTACCACCATCCCAGGTGGCATCCAAGAGGTCAGCACGATCTCGGCCCCGTTCCAGGGCTCATCCACAGGCACTCCCCAGGACTCCCACGGGACATCCTCGTGGGAGAGCACAGTGACCTTCGCCAGGTCATAGGAGTGCAAGTGCTGTACACAGGTCTCCACCCCTTCCAAGGTCAGCGGTGCAGTGTTGCCCCACTCTGCCTCTGTGCCCATGGTGTACACCTCTGTCACTACCTCCCGGTAGTAATCAGAGACAGACACCTCACGGACAGCGGCACGCACACGACCCCCATGAGCCCTGCGAAGCCACATCACGGATGCGGATGAGGACACAAGGTAGGGAGCTGTCTCCGGGTTCACCTGGAATTCCATCAGGAGAAGCGTGTGCTCTTTCAAGTTCTCTTGGTCGAAATTGGCCACAGACAGCAGACCGGATGGACCCTTCATGAGCCACCTCCAAAGATTTGGCGGAACCACCCCTTCCACCCTGACACGGGCTCCACCACATCCTGCACATGCAGGATAGAGGTGTCATCTACGGGGAGAAGTGCGGGGGTTTGCTCGTTTTCAGGTTCCATGTCGGGCTTGGGATTGGGCTCGGAGTCCTGGAAGTCCAGCTCTACCTCAGTATTCCGCAAACCACTCTCCCCATCCAGCACCCAGAGAAGGGCCGCAAGGTCGGGGAAATGGAAAGCGATCTCCTGAATAGGAGCTGTCTTGAGGAAACTGTCCAAAGCCTCCTTGATGGCTTCTTTGCTGTGCTTCAACTCAAAGTGGAGGCACAGCAAAGAGCGCTCCCTACCATCCAACTTCTCATCACAGACGATGCCATTCCACCCCTCATCTGCCATCCGGTGCTGGCAACACTGATACCCGCAGTCCTCATGCTGCCCATTGAAGCGGCATGTATCGGGGGATGTGCGGAGCTTCCGATCCAACGCCTTCTTCAGATAGCGGTAGCGGACTTGCTTGACCTTCTGCCTGATCTCACCAGAGTTCTTCATACAGCACCTCTATCGGGTCTTGCGAAACTGAGCAGCACCGCCCCGCTTCTGTATCTCATACCCGACGTTGGAGGCTTCCACTAGAGCGGGATTATGGGTGACCAAGAGAAGATCTACCTGAAGCCGCTTGCAGAGAAGCTGTATGAATCTACCCATGTTGTGAACATAGTTGGGGTCGAAAGCGGGAAGGCTCTCATCCAGTAGCAGCAAAGGACGCATACCACGGCGGAGAACCACCAGGATCCGAAGGAGCACGGATTGCACCGTGGTCACAGCACCGCCGAAAGCCTCCCTGCTGAGCCCTTCTGTGACAGACCCATCAGGATGCCGCTGCACAGTGATGAAATCCACACTGACCTTGCCCTTCTTGATGCTGACCTCGGAACGCACACTGAGGTCTTGGTCATCGAAAACAGCTTGAAGCCCTTCCGTCAGGAGCTGCTCTACAGCCTTGACCCCCTCGGTGACTTCAGTGTCAATGAGGGTGCGGAACAGGTTGGATACCATGTCCAGCAGCTGCTCTTCCTTTTCCAGACGTGCGATCTCAGTCTCGGTGCTCTGCAGACGGGTTGCTACCCCATCCCGAACACCGAGAACGCGATCCAGCCGTGACCGGAGAGCCGGGATTCTGGCGGCTACTTCAGCCACACCACGACCGTGAGGTAGTCATCCTCTTCCTGCTTGTGGCGGAAGACCACCCAACCATTCTTGTTTGTCCAGTTGATGCCCATGTTCAGGGACTCTTCCCCGAAGTGGGTCATGATCTTGGAGATGTAGCCATGGTTCAGGATGAAGCCCGCCTCTGGGAATTCTCCCATCCCGTCCTGGGCAGTGATGTCCAGGGTGGTACGACCAACCTTGCCCGCAAAGGCTGAGGCCACTTCCAGGATGAGGGCGTCCTCGCCCTGCTTGTACTTGAAAGTGATGCGGGGATCGTTCTTCTTGGCAGCAGATGTCAGGAAGTTGATCTGGCGCTTCAATTCTTCGGCATCCACGGTGAAGGAGCACTTCACGGGGCCGTCCTTCTGGAGCTTCAGAGCTGGGAACGCATACTGCCACCGCGTCACACCCAGGACACCACCGTCAGCCCGCACGAAAAGGGTGCAGCGGTCATGCTCACGCACCTCTACCTCATCGGAGGCATTGGCCTGGAGGAAATTCATGACCTTGCCCACATCGTTCCGATGGATGGACAGGCCCGATTCCTCCATGCCCTTGACAGAGACCATGGACACAGCAACCTGATCCGTAGCCCACAGAGCACCCTCACGGGCCTCCATGGCAGCCAGAGCAGGGGTCTGGTTCTCACGGTCAGAGATGAAGTTCTTGGTGTACCCGAAAGCAGCATGGAGCCGAGACGCGGTGATCTTGGCGACCAGCTTGGCATCCTCGAACTGCTGATCCCAGAAGGGGAAGCTGGAGGGATCCAGGGAAGAGTAGGTGACCTCGCCCCTGCTGTCAGGCACCGTGATGTTGAACCCATCCACCTTGAAGGTGACCTTCTCGCTCTTCATGGACTTCAGAAGCTGGCGGATACGCCATGCCTTGACGCTGAACATCCCACTGTCGGTGTCGCACTCGAAACCGTCATTTACGAGAACACCCGCAAAGACACGGGTTCCGTTACTGGCAAGGATGTCACCCTTACCCTCCCGAACCCTGAACAGGAAATGGGAGTGGATGTCTTCCGCAGAATCCTCGACGGCGGCATTGACGCTATCGATGGCACTCTGCAGGATCTCTCTGTCAACGGTGATCTGCATGGGGTTATGACTCCTTGGTGAATGGGGCCAGGGCGGCTTCAGCAGCCGCCACGTCCCGCTCCAGGTTTTCGACCTTCTCACGGTATCTGTCTTCCAGAGTCGTGATGGTCACAGCGATGTTTTCGGGCTCTACACCCTTGCTACGGCACTCATCCTCAACGGCTGTCAAGTTGGCCTTGGCAGCTTCCTGCTTGCCCTGAAGCCGCTGGACATCTTTGGCTACCTGGTCACGACGGCTAACCGCCTGCGTCAACCGTGCATCAAGATCTGACATGAGGACTCCTTTCCGTTTTCCTTTCTACCCGGTTCCCGTAGTTCGGAACCCCCCTAGAAAATCTCCAACAGACCATCTGCGGGAAGTTCCACAGACTTTTTCCGGCGTCCCTTGGAATTGGCAGCCTTCTGGGCAATGCGAGCTTCGCACACGGTCTCGTAATCGCAGAACCGGCATCCGCTCGGGGTAGGGGTCGGCTCGAATTTTTGCCTGTAGAGACCCTTCCGAACCTTTACCGCACGCTGGGCAAGACCCTGGATGTCCTCACGGGTGCAGTCCACCCACTCCACACCACTCTCCACCTCATCCGTACCCTCGATGGGCTTCCCGTGAGGGTAGCGGTAGTAGACGAATCCCAGACGGTCGGGCACACGGCTGTAAGCGAGCTGGAAACACAGGGCATACCAACGGAGCTGGTCGGGATCCGTGTACTTCCCCTTGTGGGTGCTGTTCTTCCCATCCAGGAGGGTGATGCCCGTGTCCTCACGCTGGATGACCATGTCGACCCTGCCGCCAATGGGCGTGAACTTGTCCACATACCCAACCAAGTCCTCTTCAGCCTTGGCATAGGGACCCAGAAGCTTGTTGTGCTTCATGGTGCGGAGATACCCGATGACACCCTCTCGGCAGACCTTGAGCAGCTCTTCCCTGCTGGGAGACAACCGCCAATCAACGTAGTTGCGGGGCTTTGCCAGCTGACGCTTGAACTCACGCTCCACCCGCTCCAGCAACTCACGCTGCAAGGATGCGGGATGCCTCCACAGCTCATCGTTGTACATGTCCTCGATGGCTGCCTGAATGACCACACCCATGAGAGCATGGTGCCAGGAGCTTTTCACGGGCTTTGGCTTGCCGCGACCAGGCCCCCTTCCAAGATCAATCGTGCCCCAACCCTTGTACCACAAGAACTGCTGCGGGCAGTTTTCATAGCGACCGAGATTCGTCCAGTACAAGGTGAAATTAGCCATGTCGTCCTCTAGCACAGAGATGGGTGGCACACTCTACCCATCTTCGGAATCCCCTAGATAGCAAACCTCCCTGTCAGGGAAATGTACCCGCAACCTATGCTGGTCCTCCATCCCGAACAGGGCAAGGTTGCCGCTGCCAAATCTCTCCACCCCCACCTCGGCCGCACACTCGACCCAAGACTTCCCCTCATCGTTCCCATACAGATCCCCACCTGTGAAGTTCCTCTCCTGGCACAGAGCAGCCACCATTGTAGTGCCACCGCCAAGGAAGGGGTCACAGACGGTACCACCAGGAGGACTGAAGCACGCTACTACATCCATAGCCAAGCGGAGAGGGAACCGTGCGGGGTGGTTGAGATTCTCGATGTCAGGAGCACCACTTTGCCCCTTCCCTACAGCCCCGTAGTCCCACAACGTCCCCCGATGCTTCTTGTTCTCCTCCACAGCCCACCCTGAGGCAATCCTCAGAGCAAGGGTGCCATCACTCCGCCTACTGGATGTAATACCAGGATTCCTCGCACCAGCCTCTCCAGCTAATGGGATTTTGTCGAAGTACCCCTCACCAGGGCGCTGGAACCAGAATAGAGGCTCCCAGTCATTACGAAACCTCCCTGTGTAGGCACCGGGGAGTCCCATGCGTGCGAAAGCCAACCGATCCACAACGCGGAACCCCACCCTATCTGCCCAGTCCAGCAAGATGCGCCAGGGCATCAACCCTCGTTCAGTCCCCATCCCTGAACGCCATGCTCTCACAGGAGCATCCACGTTGAACAGGCAATGCCCACCTGGTTTCAGAGCCCGGAAGATACAATCCCCCAGATCCTGGTAGTCCTTGAATTCCCAGGAGATGTCCTCACCATAGGTGCGGGCATCGCAATAAGGCGGAGACGTGAATACCAGATCCACACCACCCCCCGTCTCCACGATGGAGAGGGTCTCCTGGTAGCTTCTCTGGTACAGCTCCGCGACAGACATTCTCAGTCCTTGAACAGATCGGGGTTCACGAGGTCACACTTGGGGGCGGGCACCATGGTGGCGTAGAGGAACCGGGGCTTCCCAATGACAAAAGGGCTCATTCGGCATCGGCTCTCTCCAGGTACAACATGGATCTCTCCCTCACTGCCTCCGGGATGCCCTCCATGCCCTCTACGGCATCCTTCAGGTCTCTGCCTGCCACCTTGGCCAATGTCCCACGGATGTTCTCCACAAAGGAATCCATCTTCGTGGCCCGATCCTTGGCTTTGGCACGTCCCTCAACGTCAAACACTTCCGACGAGGGCTGCACCCGAAGGCGTACTACCTGGATAGACATCTTCTCCTTCACAAAGGAGAGCACTGCACACGCGGGCTGCCGAATCAGATCATCCTGGGCGATGGAGCCTCGGGTCAGACTCCCAATATTCACGAACCACTTGCCGCCTATCTCCACCGCACCCTGATCCTTGTGCCAGTGCCCGAACAGGAAGGCGTCCGCAGGCACACCCATCAGATCGTTGTAGGACACGATGTCCTCACCCTCGAACATCGTGCCACCCTTGAGGCTGGCCAGGACATGGGCCACCACGACGAGGTAGTCCTCATCCCCCCTGGTGATGTTGAAGAAGCGGCTCATGTCGTACTGGGTGCCGTGGTAGGGCACACCAATGACACGCACCTTCACCCCGGACTCGGGATCCACGAACACTGCCTCGTGCTGGTCATACAGAGGGCGGAACACCCCCGAGGCGTAGAGGACGCCCAACGGCTGCTGGTGCAGGTAGTTGTAGTCCCCATATACGCTGTCGTGATTGCCCGGTGTGCAGTAGATGGGGCAGGGGAATGTCTTGTGCAGCTCAGCCACACGCCGTAGCAGGGCATGGGAGTTTCGGCTGGGGCTCTTCACATGGAAGAAGTCCCCGCCGTCCAGCACACCGTGTGCTCCAAGCTTCTCCGCCACGATGCGGGTCTGCATGAGCTTGTTGAAGACGGTCTCTGTCCAGTCATCCTTGCGGGAGGCAGGGGCCCTGTCAGAGAGATGCACATCGCTACGCCAAACCAGCTTGATCATGTCTTCTCCACCACTGTCCTACACACAGGGCACTCGCCCCTGTCCCCAAGGATAACCCGCACCTCTTCCTCAGCGCCTACCTGGGATTCCTGGGACTCCCGCAACAGCCGCTCGGACTCCTGCATCTCAGTGAGGGCACGGGCATAACGCTCTTGGATCCCCTTGAGGGTGGTGAGAGCAGCTTGGATCTTGGGACACTTTGCGGTTTCATCCACCATCCCCTCAACGGAGATTTCCCCCAGGACAGCAGGGAGACCCTGCAAGGAGTCCTGTGCCTGCTGGGCCGCTTGCAGCCTGCCACTGAGGCGGGTGTAGGAACGGATGTCCTCTTGCAGCTTGGAGGCATCCTGCTTCTCTGGAATGGTGAGTTCCGAGGCTCCCGCGAGACTCCCGCAGAGAGCCTGGGCGGCATCGTAACGGCCCTTCACATCACGGAGGGTGCTCACACTGGTACGGGTTTCTGAAGCCTCCTGGGCTGCCTGGGGACCTGGAACGGTCACATCCTCCACCCCTGCCAAGGCATCGATCAACCCCTGTGCCTGCTGCAACCCATCCCTCAGTTCCCTCACCTTCAGGATGCTGCCCCCTACCTGCTTGGCCTCCCTCCATTGTGTCTCGATGGAATCCACCTCATCCGTGATGGCGTCCACCCCTGCATAGCCCTCCAGCTCCAGTTGGAGATCGCGGAAATCACGTCGGCGCACCTTCAGGTCACTGGACAAGGAACGGCGATCCGATTCTGCCAGCTTCAGAGCCTTGGAGAGCTTCCCCACCCTCTCCACATCCGCGACGGTCTCAGCCACGACAGAGCCAGGCTGATCCAACAGGAACACCTGGCCCACAAACTGCTGAGCAATCTGGGGCCAGAGGGTCTGGTTGACGGCTGTGATGGGCATGATGCCCAGGTCGAGCACTTCCTGGGGGACTTCCTTTCCAGGGTAGATGAGGGGACCACCGTTGACAGAATACCGGGGCCGAATCTTGGGCCCCTTCTCCCACTTGACGGAGGTGTTCTCATCCAAGATGATTTCCACACTGCAGAAATCCTCCCCATCCCGCACATAGTAGTGTCCGGGAGTGTTGGAGAACACCCCCGAGACAGCGCGGATCAGGGCAGTCTTGCCTGCATTGTTCTGCCCAGCAACTACCGTGAACCCGTCGATATCAACGGTCGAGTCTTTGATGGACTGGAAATTCTGAACTCGTACTTGAACAGCCATGGGGCTACCCTACCCCTATGTGAAGTCCACTTCCTCGATGATGTCATCGATAGCCGTGGACATGGGGTCCACTGCCTCGGAATCGTCACCGTCAACATCGTACTGGGTACCTGTCAGGTACGGGCGAACCTGTCCATACAGACCCTGGAACTGATCGGGGTTCTTGAGGAGGTGGGCCCGCAGCCTCTCGGTGCCCTGCACCTTGACCGTCTCTCCCTCGGGCGGCTCCCAAGTCAGCCATGCTCCGCCCTTCTTGACGACCCCGTGCCCGATGGCAATCTCCATGATGGAGCGGATGTCATCGATGCCCTCACCCCAACGGATGTAGAACAGCTCTTCGCGGCCCTGGCTCTTGGACAGCTTGCACTTGACCATCTTGGCGCGAATCACACCACCGTAGATGCGGTCCTCGCTCTTGTGGGTCAGGGCATTGTGCCGCTTGCCCTTCTCGTTCTTGATCCGGCGAAGCTCGATGCGGAGAGAAGAGTAGAACTTCCAGGCATTGCCGCCCTGGGGAGATGTGGTAGGACCGCCGCCGTACCCTGAGGTGTTGATGTTGGCGCGGGTCTGGGAGATGCCCAGGACAGCGGTGCCGGTCTTGTTGATGTCGGACTTCAAGAGGGGGAGGAACTCCGACCATGTTTTGGCCACGAGGCCAACACGGATGACGTTGCCGGTCTCTTCCATCTTGCGGTCAACCATGACCTGGGGAGCGGCTGCGCCCACAGAGTCGATGATCACCAGGTCTACGCCTGCCACGACGTAGGCACGGATGAGCTTGATCCCCTCTTCCAGGGATTCGGGCTGCACCAGCTCGAACTTCTCGGGATTGGCGATGGGGACACCGAGAGCGGCGGCGTAGTCGGGAACGATGTCGTTCTCCCAGTCCACATAGAGGACGGTACCACCAGCAGCACAGGTAGTTGCAGCAGCCGTCAGAGCCAGGGTGGTCTTACCACTGGACTCATGACCCCAAAGCTGTGTGATACGCCGGCGGGGGAGGCCAGGGCATGGGGAGATACCAAAGGCGTTGGGCTCTCCACCGATGAGGTAGTCGATGACCAGGGAACCCGTGGGGAGATGTTCGAGGGGCTCCTTGAGCTGGTCGGGGTCAAGGGACACACGCCAGTTGTCGTTCTTGAGCATCTTGGTTGCGGCAGCCCGTGCCAGTGCCAACACACCTGTTTTCGCAGCCTTCTTCTTAGCCATTGTTGGTGTCCTTCTGGGACCACAGGAAGAAACGCTCATCTTCCCGGTACATGACCCCACGATGTTGAGTTTTGCCGGCTTTTTTGCCGCGTATCCACGTCTTCACTTCCAAAAAGTATTTCTGTTCCACCTTGGAGAGGTCCTCCTCAGTGATTTCCCCCGTCTGCAGAGACCAGAACCGTGCTCCCAAGCGACCTACCAAGTAGGCGTCTGCTTCGTTGTGGTTCCAGCGCCCCTTTCCACCCGCGTCTGCCTTGGCTGCATCCACCATGTCCATCTTGCCCATCTTCCACTTGGGAGGTCGATCCAGGGACTCTCGGGCATGGGCTTTCGCCTGCATGGGGGACCAGAACACCACATCCTGCTTTTCGATGCGGAGGGCTTCACAGGAGTACAGGAAGAGCCCATACATGCCCTCTGACCACATGTCGTTGAAGATGGGGAACTCGATCCCTATCTTGTCGGGCTTCACTTCCCGAACCTTGGCTCGGAGATGCTCCCGCATGTAAACGTAGCGGTCTATAAACAACATTTTGGCTGGAGTCTGGAACCGCCCCCGTGAGGGGCAACGATCCAGACCCACAGCCAAAGTGTCATGCACTGCCCAACCGTAGTTGGTAAGGGAAGGGTCCAACCCTAGCACTAGCATGGGATGACCCTCCTTTCCTGCTACTCGGCCAGCACGTCGTCCAGGATGGCATCCACGGCCGCGGTGGTGTCGGGGTTGAAAGTGGCGCTGGTGCCGCCACCGCCGCCCAACTTCTCACGCACCTGCGCTACGGACATGTCAGTGGCGATCCGGTCACGGATGTTGGCCTCACACTCGATCACCTGATCCATGATCTTCTGGGCGATGTGAGCCAGCTTCTCGCTGCCGAGCACCTTGCGGAACAGGTTCTCCTTGCAGGGCACGATGTCCATCTTCTGGTACTGCGTGTCCGTGCACTTGGCCTGGATGTCATGCTGTCCCAGGGGGAACTCGTTGTGACGAGCGGAGAGCATGTCGTACTTGTCACGGGAGAACACCCAGGGCTTGACATCGAACTCGCCTGCCTCCAACCGCGTAGCATTCACCTGACCGTTGCGGTCAGTGGGCCACACCACCACGATGGTAGCGATGGTAGGCTTGGATGCCTGGCCAGCCAACTTTGCCATCTCGGGGCCCTTATCCAAGACGTAGCCAACACCAGGGATGTAGAAGCGCTTGGCTCCGGTGAAGCGGGGAGGGGGCTCTTCACTGGCTGCACGGATAGCAGGGGTCACCTTGGCCAGAACTTCCTTGGGGAGGCCATCCCAATTGAAGATGGGCTTGCCACCCTCATCCAGGTACCACCATACGAAGCTGAGACGCTCGGTCTCCCCTTCCTTGCCCTTGTAGCGGTCGAACCGCTTCCCACCGATCTTATCATCGTCCATTCCGAACGAGAATTCTACGAAGTCGCTCATGTCTACTCCTTGCGGCACAATGGTCATTGGTTTGGTTAGGACAGGTGCCGCATCTGTCTATACACGGTTCACTTTTTCTGTGACCCCCCGTAGTACAAGATCAGCCAAAAAGATCAACCAGAGAATCGAAGTCCATTTCAACAACGGGAGTCTCTGTCGATGTGGCTTGCGGAGGGGTCGCTGGGGGGCCCTTGTCATCCAACTCCACCAGGAAATCATCGATCTCCTGATCAGTGGCTGAGGTCTCATACACAGGCTTGGGATCGGGTTCTACTTCGGGCTCCACCTCTTCGGGCTCACCCGTAGTGTCCTCCTCCAAAATATCATCCAAGAGAGCTACATCCTCTTGCTGGATCTCCACGGAAGGGGGGACCACCAGAGGGGCTACCTTGGGCTTGGCTTCCTCTGCAGGAGCAGCTTCCGTGTCCTCCAAGATGTCATCCATGACCAGCTCTTCCACCACGGGCTCATCTGGCACCAGGATGTCATCCAAGATGTCCAATTCTGGTGCTGGGGTGGGTTCCGGTGCTGCCTCCACTTCGGGAGTGGGCTCGGGCTCTGGAGTGGGCTCTGGAGTGGG